AGGTCAGCCGTAAAGCCGAACCACTATAATATACACGCCCTGAAAAGTATGAGTATATCAAACGGAGAGTAGCGTTAGCAAAATTCGGCTCAAGATGGGAATGTCAATCGTGTTATTTAATTTCTGATTTTTCGCACTTTTGACTTACGGTTGTTTTAAACGCTTTATCAAAGATTTTAGAGGTTGAAATTGAGACAGAGTGGATTGCCATGCACGGAGTCACTTTGCTTTCTGATGTACGAGATATTGAAAACCCTTTAGCTAGAGAGATTTTAAAGGTCACATTTGGAACTCCTTTAGTTCAGATGCCTGTATTGAGAAAGTTAGTTCATGTTTGTCAAGCTGAAGTACCTACTGCTTTTCAGCGGTATCCCGAAAAGTTAGATAGGACTTTCGTAGACTTTAGCTTGTCACCCTACATTAACGCTTCGTATCAGTTGAATTTGAGTGAGTATTTGTTCCGATTGTGTATCCAAACGGACTTCTTTTACTCTTTACCAGCTAAAACTATTAGGACTCGTATTTTGAACCACATGAAAGCTTATCTGAAGGTCACAGAGCTTGAAAATTTGGTTATTTTAGCGATTGATGTAGCAGAAATTCCAGAAACCTCAGACTCGAAAGAGTACAACTTCAAGTACACTTCTTTCCTTGGATTGATTGCGAATCAGTATTTGAGAGACTTAGGGAAAACGGTCTTGATTGCAGCAGTTGAGAACGGTAATTGGCTCAGAGGTTCGGTTCGAGGTTTCCATTCGGACGTAGAGTATAGGGAATTTTTTGAACATCACAACTTTGATGCACAAGGTCACAAAGGGGCTTTTGGTTTAGTGTCTGTTAAAGGTGCTATAGACTTCCCTCAGTTAAATAAAGACCTCGGTATCCTTGAAGAAGGTGCAACTCAGCAAGGTTTGAACATTCATGTAATGCCCAATTTATTAGCTGAATTTGACAAACTAAGAGAATTAGCTTATGAAAATGAGTTTTTATTGAGTTCTCACTTCCATTCTATCTCATATAGTGGTTTAGCTTATTCTACGTTTGCAGAGACTGCTAAAAAGAAGGGTTACGAAGTGGACGGCATGTTTGTGGACTCCTTCGACAAGGAATTGAACCCTAAAAACGCTTTGATTGTGCCTTATTTATATGGTGATGAATTGAAATTGATATTGAGAAAATAGGTTATTTTCAAATTTTTGAAAATTCCCTTTGAATTTAAGGCTTATTTTCATAAAACAAGAAATAGAAAGAATATGGTGTAAAAATGACACAAGTAAAATTGATGGTTGACTTAGGAAATTCAGAAACACGTGCAGTAGCGCAGATTGTGGAAGAGGGTATCGTCAAGCACACTCGCGGTTATTTGCTTGATAACCACTTTGTAGTAGAGAACTTAGCAACTAAGGAAACTTACTCTCCTTACATTCAATCTGAGGATTTCAACAAGTTAGACTCTAATGTATTGGAACTTTCATTACAAATTGGAGCAAACAAAGTAGATAAATTGGTTATGTGGGGTGATTTAGCCACTGCAAACTTACCTAAGAAACTGCGTACACCAGTAAGCCACTTGGCTAAAGCAGATAACTTGATGAACTATGTGGTCTTGATTAACCTTATGGATAAAGTCTTGGATTGGGTCAATATGGTGTATCCTTCAAGTACAAAACAAGCTTTGTCTAAGGAAATCGAGTTTGAGTTGGCAGTTTTGGTTCCACCAGCACAAGCAGTTTCCGCACGTGAAACTTTTGAACAGAACTTAGTTCGCACTTTTACTTATAAGAACTTGTATGATGGAGCTGAGTTTAATTTAACCGTTAAGTCCGTTAAGGTTCTCCCAGAAGGATATTCTTCATTTTACTCAGTATTTTTGAGCTATGGAGACTTGAACCCTCGCCCTCGTTATGAAGACTTAGCTTCTCGAAATGTATTGATTATTGACTTTGGAGAAGGTACTACAGATTTGATTGGGGTATCCAGTCAGCGCTTGCTAGATGGTTTGAAACACACTATTAAGATTGGTGGTTCAACTATTCTGAGTAAGGTGAGAGCTTCTGTAAATAAGCGTTTGGGCTTAGATATTCCGATTGCAAGTTTCAAAGATGTGCTAAAAACGTGTGAAGTTCGCTATGGTTCAACAACTCACAAAGTTCGAGAAGATGTCGAACAAGCGATTTATTCGGTAGCATCCGATATTGCACAAGAGGTATTTACTTACTTGCGAGGGGCAGAAGTAGAGGTGTCTTCATTTGACCGTCTTTTGCTTGTAGGTGGTGGAGTTGTTCCAAATGGTTCAACAGTTACTATTTCTGAAGCGCTCTTGTCTGAATTGCAACTAGAACTTCCAACTTTGGATTTGGTAGACTTGCAATACCTTGAGGAACCAGAGATTGAGGGTATCCCATTCGACCTTACAAGTCCACGTTACTTGAACATTTTAGGATTGATGACTGCCTTTTCATTGGCACAAAAGACTCAAAAGCCTAATAAATGAGGTTAGATAGAATTTGATGAGGTAGATTTCATGTCAGATTTTGACTATTACTACTTTGAACTCAGCAAGTCGATTATTTCGGAAGTAGAGAATTTACTTCTCAGAGCGCATAGAACGGATATTCGATTTGTTTCAGGAGGTTCAAAGTTTCAACCTTTATCAGCACGAAGTCACGCTAAAAAGATTAGCACGGCTGGGTTTCTATTAACGGCTGATGAAAAGGTTAAATTAGATGCAAATGCAACAGTGCGCGACACAGTTGGACCAGACAGAGCGCACGTGATTACAACTGCTGATGAATTGATTTTGTTGTTGGAAAGCGAACTAGGGGAGTCTTTAACGGCTCCACCTAAGAAAGAGGAGGTCGCACCTCCTCCAACTCCAACTCCACCAACACAAACCGCTCAACTAACTAAGGAGAACACAACCTACTCTCCACACTCCCAAGCGGTATCCCCACTAACCCCACAATATGGGGCAAATCCAGTTATTTCCAAAATGGAAACAGTTGAACCTTCTAGTGGTTTCACACAAGTAGAAGAAACACCTTTGGTAGAACCAATTCATGAAGAAACTCATCTTCCAGTAGATGATGGTTTTGGTCTCACATTGGAGGAAGAAGTTCAAGTCTTAAGAGCAGACAATGATCGCTTGCGTAGAGATTTGAAAACTGCTAACTTAAACCAAGGTTCAGGGGTATCCTCAGAGCAACTTCAAAACTTGAAAGAGGATTTGGACTTAACCAAAGCAGAACTCGAAAATGAGCGTAAATCACATACTCGTACTAAAGAGACTCTGCAGTTGGTAGAGACGGATTTCGATAACAAGAAGATTGAGTTTGCTAAGTTAGAGGTTACAAATGAGGACTTGAAAGCTAAACTGAAAGAGAGTGCAGTTGTTCCAACAACTCCTTTGAGTGTTCCAAGAAATGTTGAGATTTATGTGACGGCTTCAAGTTTAGATTTAGTTCCGTCTTACCAATATTTGTTGGTAAACATGAAAGATACTCTTGTGATTGACTTGTCACCTGAGAGTATTATGGACACCTTAGTTCGTATCACTAAGCGCAACCGTGTTGCTAAGTGGTTGTTAGGAGAGCAAAACATTCGTTCTCTTTACTCTCCTTATGATGAGATTAAATTGAGAGTAGCTGATGGTCTTGATTTATTGACTTCTCCAAACGCATTACTTCCAGTAAATGTTTTGTCAGAAGTTGATTGGGAGAGAAAATTTGATGATTTAGCTCGTCTAAATCGTCAAGTTGTTTTGTACTTAGGTTTGGAGACAAATAGAGGTGTCTTTGAGTTTCTAAGTCGCTTGGATAAACAAGCCAAAGTCTTGCGTTCAGGTAGTCCACTAAGTGAGCGTTCATGGTCTCGCGTAGTTCGTCAACACGAAGGTTCTGTAGAGGAGGTCTCAATTTGAGTTCAAGAATGACGTTGTCTGTACGTTTAACTGAGGAGCAGTCAAATTTGGTTGATGTCCTTCGTACAGAGAAGAAATTAAGTAGTTATATTTCCTTGTTGCTAGGAGCTTTGCTCCAAGATAGAGTGTCTACAACTCAATTTTTGCTTGGTTTGTCTGACCAGTCGGTAGCTTATAATAGCTTACAAGAGTCTACTATTCAAGCGAACTTGTATGAGAAGTGGTTGTCTTTAAAACTAGATATACCTTTTGAAGATTGGGTCGCAACTCTTCGCAGTGCTGAGATTAAGCACTTTGGTGGACTAGATATGCCTAAAGTCGATGTCAAATCGGCTTTGCTTGACTTGTTGGATGACTTAGGTTTAGAGTTGGTTGAAAAGGGTTCAACTGTACAATCCTCAGAGGAAAACCTTAAAGCGGTATCCTCAACTGAAACAGGTTCTTCTCAAGCACTTGCTCAAGAGTTCAACCCTCACGACTTAAAAGACTTAGTAGCAAGCATGGTTCATGAAATTTTGTCCAATAAGTCTACAAATCAAGGTGTAGAGCAACCCCTCTCAGAAGCTCCCACAGAGCCGCTGGTTGCAGTAGAGACGATTGAGAATACAAGTATACCCCAAGAGCTAGAAAATGCACCAGAGGGTGCGACAGAGCCTCAAAATGAGGTTGCAGAGAAAAATGAAAAGAAAGTTAGTCAAGTTGAGAAGAAGTCATCAGCGGTATCCCCAGTTGAGGAAGAACTTCCGACCTCTGAGATTAGTCCTTTGGTAGACACTTCAGCTCTTATGAGTGGGTTTGGGGAATAGAAAGTGAGGTGATATTCTATGAATGATCAAGTTGATTTATTTGGCGATGGTTCTTCAAAACCAAAATCAAACAATCAAGGTGGGTTTGGTTCTGCACCTAGCCCTCAAGGTGGTTTCCAAGGTGGTGGGTTTAACTCTAACTTTAACCAAGGTGGTGGTGTTCCTTTTAAGAACCCTCAACAAGAACCACCTAAGAAGTCCTATAAAAAGTTGTGGATAACTTTAGGTGTGATTGCCACTCTCGGTATCATTGGTGCGGGTTCAACTTTGGTTTACAAACACAATCAAAAGGTAGCGATTGAGAAAAAAGCAAAAGAAGATGCTTTGAAAGACTTGCAAGACAAGATTTCAAGTGGTGTATCCCAGTTTTCACTAGCAGAAATTTCAGATACTTCTGAAACGAATGGTATTTCCTTATGGGATTTAAACCTTACCTATGTTAGTACCAACACCTCACGAACTGACTTTGTAGGTGCGGTTTCTAAGGCAGTAACCGTTGAGTTAAATGGTTCTGACGCTACGATTAAGTCTCCTAACTGGGAGTACATTGGGTGGGTTATCAAACATGTAGACCACGATAAAATCAAGGCTTTAACAAAAGACTTGAAGAAAGACTCTTACACCTACAAGGATGATTTAGTAGATGCTTACGCTAAGTACATCGCTCAGAATTTAGCGGATATGTTAGAGTACAAGAACGCTTATGTAGCTTCATATATGCAAGGTTCTGATATTCCAAAACCTTACAAAATTACAGAGGTTGCAGGAGCGGTATCCTCAGATAACAAGCTAACTGCTGAGTTTACAAATACGTTAGATAAAGAGGTCTTTAGTGCAGAGAAATTGCACACATCACAAGATTTCTTTGTAGGTGTAACGGAAGATAGCTATGGTGAGAAGAGTGAGAGTAAGGCTCACGCTGAATGGTCTGCAAGAGAGAAAGAACTTTCGACTTATATCAACAACTTGCGCCCTTACCTTGGTTTAAAAGCACGTGAAGTTAAACAAACCAAGAAGACAGATAAGGGTACAGAACAAGTAAATGTTGAAAACCCCAATACTTTCGATAAGTTAGACAATCCAACTTATGATAGTGCGGTATCCTCATGGCTTGAGCTGAAAAAAGTTGAGCCTAGTCCTTACACTTATGCAAATGGTGAGAAGAACCTTGATAAAGTCGTATCTTACGGTTGGGTAGGGTCAACATACATTGCAAGTAAAGAGAGCGATGCGAAAAGTACCAATGTTCATATCGGTTCAGGAAAATATGATGACCCAGTCACTTTAGGTACTCCATTTGTCACTAAAATGCAAGACACTTCTGGTAATTACCAAGATGTTCGAGTGACTGTGACTAAGGTTTTAGTAGGTGATGAGGCTATTAAAGATGTTCAAACCTTTAACGATAAGAACAAAGGCTTTACCAATGTTTCGGATTTGGTTTTAGGTACTGTTCACTTCCAAGTAGAGAACTTGTCTGATAAGGAAATTGAGGTTGACTCTGAGTTTACTTTAGCTGATCCAGAGCAGAACCTCATTAACCGAACCGGTAATATGTACGGTCTCCCAGAACGTTCGAAGATTGCTGCACGTGGAACTGCAGAAATGGTCGATTGGTTCAATACTAAGGAAACTAAGACTTTAAACTTGATGTGGGGTAAGACCTTTAACCACAAGCACGAAGCAGTTTATATCAATGCTTTAGGTGATGAAATTTACGACCAGTATGGACGTAAGATGGAGCGCAATACGAAGAAACTCGTAGAAAATAAAGCCCAAGCAGACCAAAAAGCTCTTGAGCGTTTGGCGAAAGAAGAGCTTGAAGCTCGTAAGAAAGCTGAGTTGGAGGATTGATAAATGTTTAAACGTAAACAGAAACCCTCTAAATCCAATTCTCCTTCGGTATTCAATACTTCACAAGCCAACAAACCAAAAGAACCCTTTTTAAAGCGCTTAGTGTCTTATTTTAAGACACATAAAAAGACTCGGTTGTTTGTCTTTGGTCTAATTGGTCTAGCGGTATCTTTAGCTTTGCTATTTACTCTTTATAAGCTCATTTTGGTGTTATTGGGAACCATTATGCAATTTTGGTTCCGCTATACCAGCAATGAAATCCTCTTGTGGGTCTTAACTCTAGTTTGCTTTGCCATCATTTGTGGTTTCTTTTACTTCTTGTGGGTTCGCCGGTCTGAGTACCTAAAGAAAGAAGAGCAAGAAGAAAAATTAGCAGTGAGTGAAGTTGAAGTAGATGAAGATTGGTTTCAATCTGATAGTGGTTGGAGTTAAGTAGTTAGAAAGGTTGGGTATCATTAAGATGTTTCGATTTTTCAAACGTTGGTGGTCTTCTTTGCAAGACCATACAAAAGGCGCACTGATTTGCCTTGTAATTATCTTTATTGCTTGGTTTTTCTTTAGAAATTCCTTTTAAACTAGATAGGAACGCACTTCGGTGCGTTTTTTTTTTTTGACTTATCTTCTGTTTTATGATATAATACAAGCATATAATTAAAGAAAAGGAGACAGAATATGTCTAAGAAAACCCACAACAACCGCAACAATAATACAAATGAAAAACCTTTGTTTAATATTTTGACAGAGCGCAAAATTCAAAAGATGATGCAAGAGCAACTGACTTTCACACATGGGTTAATGAAAGCTAAGAAACCAGTTTCCGGTATCCTCACCGTCGCTTCGATTGAGGAGACAGATAACGCTGACTCTCATGGAGAAGCTGTACTTAGTTGCTCCACTCATTTGTACTACTCAATTATGATGAACGCTATTGAAACCATTCTTTCAGGTATGGATCAAGAGGGTTATTTAGCTCAGTTTGGTTTAAACCCACTTGAATTGGCTTCTGATATGGTTGAGAACTTAATTCTTACTATCAATTCAGCTTTGGGAATTGATGCTGAAGGTGAAGGTGTTGATGATTTGAACCACCTAATTGAAGAACACCCAGAGATGTTGGACTTTATTGACAATCATTTCTCTTCTTTGATTTTTGTTTCTGATGATAGTGAGGAAGATTAAATATCACTCGGTATCCACAAGTTCGTTGACAATTTAACGGTTTTGTGCTATACTATTAAAGAAGTGAAGGTAACACTTCATTTGGTCAAGGATGCTTGGGTGGTGCCTTGCTAGATCAAAGAACAAAACGAACCAAATGTCAAACGGACACACTATTAACAATGTTTGAAAAACTCACTAAGGTGGGTTTTTCTTATTGACTTAATTACTTATTTGTGGTATAATGAAATATACTTAAAATTTAAGGAGTTATGAAAATATGACAACAAAAAAAAACAATGCAACTTGGGATTTGCAAGAACAACAAGATTTTTGGGAAGACCGTAAGGCAGAAACACTAGAACCAATGTCCTTCGTATCCTTAGCGACTTACGAGCAAGGAGACAAACTCGGCTTTAGTTCAATCCGTGAGTCTCACGTTCGTAGCGATTCAGTATATGTTACCTTGGACACAATGGTAACTGCCATTACTCGTATCCTTGGAACTAAAGAAACCTTCGAAAAACTAGGTTTGAACGTTGACGACCTCGTTAGGAACACTGTCATGACTTACATTGATCAGATTGTTGACAAGTTGCCTAAAGATGAAGAAAGTATGCTTACCTTGGTTGAAGAACATGAAGATGTCCGTAATTTGCTTGATCTTCACTTTGCAAGCGCAAAATGTTTGCTAGGTGGGAAAGACAAAGAAAAAGAAGCGTAAACTTATGGAAAACATAAATTCAAACATTTTGGAAACCCAACTTCTAATTGGAAAACAAGTCCTAGAAATTCTTTTGGACTTGGCAAGCGATAAAAATAAAGAGGGAGCAGTCTTACCTCTCGATATGAACGGTCGAAAGTTCACTATTACTGTTGAAAAAGACTAACTTCCCATAATTCAGAAAAGAAAGCACTCAACAGTCTAATGTGCTTTTTTTTATTTTCCATTGATTAGCGGTATCCCCTAATTCACAGTTCCAATCAATAGGTTAGAATTTTTTCTTATTTCCCACTTTATTTACTTGCAATTATTATCTCTATTTGTTATACTATATTTATTAAGATTTAAGGAGAAGAAAGTTTATGATTGCTCAATATGTAAATGAATTACCAGAGGACTTGCAAGTTTTGTTAGCGATGCGCTCCACCTTTCAAGTTTGGTTTGATAACTCTAGGTACTTACAAAGTATTAGCGCAGAGGGTTTAAAACAAGACGGAGTAGAGTGGTTCTGCACTTCTAATACCTTCAGTTACACAGTCTTAAGGCAATCAGGTCGTCCGTTTGTTTCTCTATATTTTACAGTAGCAGATAATGGTTTAGAATTGAGCTTGGTGGTTCAAGTTTACTCTCACGGTAAATTAGTAGATACACGCTCGATTGAGGGTGTTGCCTTTTCTGTTGAAGACTTTAGAGTTTTATTAGATACCATTCCGCAAACTGCGTATGTACCTATTTTACGTTCCTTACCTTTCTTCTTTACGTTGATTGGTTTGGAGTCACAGTTCCAAGGGTATCAACACCGTTTTGCGTTTTTGAATGATTGGATTGATTGATTAAAGAGGTTGAATTAAATGAGTAAAAATTATCGCAGCGAATTAGCTAAATATTTATATGCCACTTACTTGTTGTGGCACGGAGACAAAGGGCATTATGGAAAAGCACTTCTTCCAAGTAGTTACGCTACATCTGAAATTGCTTTACCTTGTGAGTTTGTCTTTTACGATGGGTTATTTGCACTTTTGGTTTATAAAGAAAATGAAAAATACAAGGAAATTTCCTTTGGGTATTCTGAGGTAGTTGCTTCTTCTATTGTTTCTATTTCTACTTATCGGAATGATGAAAGAGATCGCTCTCAGATTAAGATTGCGCCTATTACAGATTTGAGCAGTTTTGAGAAGATTTTAGAAGAGAACTTTGCATTGAACTACTCTAAAGTGACTTTAGATATTTTAAAAGCTTGCTTAGATGATTATAATGTACTAGATGAAGTTGAAGTGTTTGTACACAAAATAAAGTGAGGTTCTAAATGGTACAATCCGAAGCAGAAATAATTAAAATGACAACCTTATTTCAAAAGGTTTTGTACAAGTGGTTGGATGGTTCTCCATTTATGGGTTTTTCGATTAACATTGAAACTCCACACTTAGATATGTTTATTGACCGTAATTCTTTAGAGGTTATTTCTTGTAGTGAAAACGGTTATCCAAGATGTAGTGTAGAGTTGAGAAAGCAAGTTACTTGCCCTTATGACTACTGGAAGAATGAAGTAGCTGACTATGAGATTTACTCTAGTGTCCGTTTTTACGGTCGAGGAAAACTCTTGTTGGATTTCACACGTTCTAACATTAACACCCAAAGAGAAGAGTGGTATCTCTATATTTCCGAGATACTGCTTTCGTTAAACGAGTCTCAGCGCTTTGGTTTGAGATTTATCTTGAAAGAAGCTTTAGATGAGATAGAAAAAGAACTTGAATTCAGAAAGAAGATTACAGAAAATGTAAGTTAGAGGTAACACATGACAAACCTAAAACAATACACAAAAGAACAACGCTTTGCCTTAGTAGCAACTGCTTTAGTTGATACTTGGGAAAAGTTGAGAAAAGAATTAAACGGATCTGCTACGGCTGAATTTAACGCTGATGCCATGATTTTGAACATTGATAATCAAGGTTGCTTCGTAAATGTGCTAAGACAAAATTACTTGACATGGTACACATTTAGTTTCACGTTCAATAAAGATAACAAATTGGCTTTTGCAGTCACTCCGTATGTTAGAAACACTCCTCAATTTAATGAGGTTACAAGCGGTATCTTTACTGCCTACAGTGATTTTGAAAAACTAGCATCGGATTTACATTCTGACTATCTAGCTCCGTTTGTAAATAATCTATTGCTTATTTTTAGCAAAGATAATACGTGGTCTCAAACATTTAATCATTTCTTATCTGTTGGTGTTCAGAGTCTTCCAACTGCTAAACAGTTAGCAAAACGAAAACATGCAGATAAAGTAGACGCTAGAAAAGAGTTGAGAACAACGTTTCTTCGTATGTCTGATTTCTATAAAACTCTTTTATTACATTCTGTGTTAGCTGATAAATCTTACTCCGTAGCGACTCCAAAAGGAAGTTTGGATATAACTGCTAGTGGTTTGTGTTATCAAGTTTCAACTGAGTCAGGTCAATTCTACACTTTCAATATGTATAAAACAGTAGGTGAAAGAGACAAATATAGTTATAGTTTAACTAACGATAAAGGTTCTTTAGGTAGATTTACAGATTATGGTATGTTCTATGAAGATGCAGACCGACTGTCAGGTTTCTTCCCTAGGGAAGACATGCTAGAGTTCGTCAAGGAGTTTGAGTCCTTGATTACTAAAGCAGGTCTTTGGTCTGCATACGCTAGTTTAGGTTATGTTAAATAGAATGAGAGGGCATTCGCCTTTTCGCAGAACTTTAGAAAACACAGAAAGGTGCATTTGATGGTAACTTTTGAACAATTAGATAAGAGGGCGCAACTTGCTCTTTCAATTATGGCTGCTGAACTAACCTATGCAACTAATAGAATTGTTGCTAAATCTTTTGATTTTAGAGTTTATAACGCAGATAAATTTCGATTATATTATAATGATGCTTGGTTTACATTGCTTTTGTGGAGAGAGTCCAGCCAATATGCTTTTGGTAGTGTAACTTTTGTTTGTAATGGTGACACTCATAAAGTTATCGTAGAAAATTACTTTAAGGGTGTGAAAAGAGATACTTTAGAGTTGCGTAAAACAAATGCGACTTTTGAAGACTACTTGAATCTTGCAAACAATTTCAAGGACAAAGCTATTTCTCCAATGGTTGATAGTTTTCCTGATGGATTTGACTTTTATGGTTTAAAAGATGTTTACAATTCAACTTTATCAGAAGTTATGGGTGTCTTCAATGAAACTCAAGGTAATTTCTGCATTAGAGATATCTCTCATTAAATTTCCTTAAGGTTTTAAACATTATAGTTTAGCTAATGAATACAATTATCAATTAAATTGTGTAAACTAAAGGAGAAAATCATGTTCCAAACACTAGACAACAGAACGCAACTAGCGATTGTCATTATGGCAACAGAGAAAGTCTACTCTAATTGGGTAGAGAACTACACGGTTTCTCGACCCTTCAAGCGAGATGTAAATGATAAATTTAACCTTTATATCCGACCAGATGAGTTGACTTTCCATTTATGGAGAAAAGGCAGCGACTGTGCTTTTGCAAGTATTCTCATGCAATACCAACAACAAGGTCATTGTTATATTTCCGTAGAGAATTATTTTAGGGGTATCGCCAGAGACACGCTCGACTTGAACAACCCTCATGCTACGTTTGATGATTATTTAAAGTTAGCAAACAACTTCCCAGAGCAAGCGGTAGATTTGATGGTTCAAGGTTTGTTTAAAGGGTTTGAGACAGTTGGTTTGCTTTCTGAGTTTTCTTATTACGTTGGGGTGGCAACTAATTTGTTGGATTTGAAAGATTAGAGGGTAAAGATGAAAGAAAACCTATTTAGTGATTTACCTATTACAGATCAAGCTACTTTGACTTTGATTACACTGATTGAGGTTGTAAAAGAGAAGGGAGTTCCGCCTTTATCTCATGCTTGGGAATTTCCCAATGTAAGAGGTTACGCCCAAGAGCGTAAGGAGTATCCCGTACCTTACTTAGACCTCTTTTTCCACAGAAATAGTGGGAAACCTTTTATTAGAGATAATGTGAAGTTGTTCTCAGTACATGTTGATTACTTTGATCATCTAAATCCAAGTTCATTTGATACCTTTGATTTCTCTTTCAATTACTATCGCAGAAATAAGGTAGTTGATGCTTGGTATTTAGACAAGAATGCTGATATTGATTACACTTCTTTGCGCTCTTTCATTGACAAGAACTTCAGCAGAGACCTTCAATACAACATCGTTCAAGGTTTAGGGGAAGCTATTAAAGTGATTTATAAGTACGGTGGTGTACTTCCTCGAAAATTGCATTTAACAGGAGTTCAATATAAGCTTCTTCGTAAAAAGACACCTGTTGAGAAGTTAATCGTAGACACTACCCTTTTTATTACGACTGTTAGAAAACTAAATTATGTTTCTTATAATGAGAACTTAGTAGTTCCTGTATTTGACTATGATAAAAAGACGGATAGTGAAATTTTCACTAAAGTTCACTATCTAACAACCCCAACTAATGGCTATTCTTCCGTAATGATGGAAATTGGTTCTATCTACAATACGAAGCACTTTAAACTTAATACCAATACTTTGCGGTATCTGTTAGAGAAAGAATCTGTATTTGATGCTCCGATTGAACTTGACTACCTTGTAGATTTATTTAATAGGTTCATGTCTTTCTTGATTTCTCAAGATTATTATGTTACACCGAATAAGATTTACTCTAAAGAAGAAACTTACTTACTGCATGAAGTTGGTGAGTTTACTGGAGGAATTAGAGCAATTTTAAATTACCTTGATTTGAACTATGTTAATTACTATGTAAATTCTAATATTTTAGGTGATGTTTACTGCTATTTCTACTAAATTAAGGAGCGCTTGCTCCTTTTCTTTTTAAGGGTTTCCTCGGAGTTTCTTGGATTTATTTGATTTTAATTGACAAATGTAATTATTTTTGATATAATAAAGAAAATAAATGAAAAAGGAAAATCAAATTATGGAATACTGGAATAAACTTCTACCTACTCAACAAACCATGCTTATTCTAAAAGCTCTAGTAAATACGTGGTGTGAGTTAGGTTCTGACTTACCTACAAAATTCACGTTTGAAGATATAGTGGTAACTGCTGATGAGAGAGGTTTCTACCTAACTGCGTATCGTTCATCAGGCTCTCTTTATTTCACATTGAGTTTTACACGCATAAACTCAGAAGATATTGAGGTGGTTGTTACTCCTTATCGTTATTCAAAACCAGTTTTTGATGAAATGGTCGTAGTTGCCTTGGTTGAGGAAGACTCTATTGAGTTTTTAGTCTCTCAACTACATAAGAACTATGTAGAAGTATTATCTAAGCTTACACCTAGCATAATTTCTGATAGAAATTGGTCTACTCAATTTGGGCATCACTTGGAAAACTTGGTTTCTGACTTTAGCAAAGATAGTTCAGTACAGGCAAAAGACTCACGAGTTATTAAGGATTTGCAACAAGAGTTTACCTACATGTTCTCTCGTTTAGATTATCTTTATGAGAAATGTCTTCGCTCGTCTCGTTGGACAGATAAGGACTCGAATACTTCTGGAACGGATAACTCTGAATTGATTATTTCTGAGAACTATTTGAGCTTTGAGATTGAGTTTGGAGATAATGATGCTTACATCTTCCAAATCAAATCTGTTCCAGAACACAATCGTATGACTTTTGATTTTGAACTTTCAACTGAGTATGGTTACTTAGTTAAGTTCACAGGTCATGACTTAGATTTTAAGTTAGCCAGTTATTTAGCAAGTAAAATCCCTGAAGAACGGCAGTTACAGTTTTTAAATGAAGTAGAAGAGTGTCTACTTTCTTTAAATCTTTGGTCTGATTACTTTATTCCGATGGAATACATTTACAACTGAGGTTAATTATGTTTATGTTAAATTTTTATTATAAAGGTTTTTGGATTGAAGCTGAGGTGATTGATCAAGCTAAGAATGGGTATCCCGAACTTGGAGTTACATTTACAAGCTATGTATATTGGACTGGGGAAAGTTGCGAAAACCATGAAGACCCTATTGAGGACTTACTCGTTTCCTATGATAGTGTAGATGAGTATCACTCGGAAACAATTAAAGCCATTGACAAGTTTATACGCAAGAACAAAATTAAACGTTAAGAGGGGTGTTGATAATAGTTGAGTTTGAGTATAAAGGATTTTGGATTGAAAGCACACCTTTTAATCAAGCAGAAAACGGACATCCCGAGGAAGGATTTACCTATACAAGTTACGTGTATTGGTCTAAGGAAGAGTGTGATGCGTTAGAAGATCCAATTGAAGCTTTAGTTGAGGTTTATTCTAATCCTACAGATTTAGTTTTAGAAGTTCCTCACGCTATTGACAAGTTTGTACGCAAGAACAAGATTAAACGATAAGAAACATTTAAAGCTACGGAATAAACCTCGTAGCTTTCTTTTATGACCTCAAACAGGGTATCGAGCTTGCAAAATCTCGATTTTTGTGTTATAATGTTCTTTACTGAACAAGAAAGAAAGGCTTTTAGAACGATTAGTAAATGAATAACTTAGATATGTCCAAAATCGTATGGGTGGTGGATTTCAACCACTTAGTCCATAAGTATTTCCAAGGAATGCGCGCCAAAGGTGTCACTTTGTCTGCGGAGGTAGAGGTTGAGAGAGTAGACTCTATGGGGTCTGTTTATACAGAGACAGTTGTTGTAGATACTACAGTTCTATCTGCAATGTTGAAGTTTTTTGCGAACCGACTATCAGGAGCAGGCTATAATCCTATGGTTGTTTGTGCCGACTCGAAGATTTGGTCTCGCAAAGAGTATATGAAAGATTTATTGAAACGTGAGGGTAAAGGTGGAACTTATAAATCAGGTCGTCCGAAGTTAGCACCAGATTGGTGGAACTCCGCAGAACTTTGTTTAACTCTTTTGAAGAAGATTGGGGTCTGTGTCTTAAAGAAAGACAATTACGAAGCAGATGATTTGATTGCAGAAGCGGTGAGAGTTGCTAAAATTCAGTACCCAAATAACCCAATCTGTGTGTTGACTGGAGATTTGGATATGGTTCCTTTAGTTGATGACCAAGTATCTGTCTATATGTACCCAGCAACACAAACCTTTGCTGAACAAGGGTATCCGGAGTTGAACAACTACGAGCAAATCACTCCTCGCACTTACAAACGTATGCTGGAGCGTAAGTCTTCTGTTAAGAAGTTAGGTGGGTTTGCAGACTATAACACTTTGTTAGCAACTAAGATTATCCGTGGAGATAGTTCTGACACAATTCCTTGTATGAAAGGGTTTTATAGGAAGCCTAAGCGCTTGGTTGAACTATTGCAAAAAGTAGCAGAAGAAGAGGACTTCAAGGAGTTCCGCTATGTACCATGTGATGTTTTCTATGAGTACAAACCAACAGGTAAGCGGTATCCGATTTTGCCTTACAAGCGCCAAGTTGATAGATATACTCTACCTAGTCTAGCCGAAGTTCCTTTCTCTACGGAAGGTTTGTCTCCTTTGTTTATTGCAAAAGATTGGTTTGTAAAGATTGAAGAACCGACTGAACAAGTTGAGCAAATGGTTTCAGTCTTAATGAAACATGGTTTGACTGAGGAAGAAGGAGAGCAGTTTAAGGATAGATATAGAGCTATGAACTTAAATGGTGCTTTCTTAAATATGCGCGAGCCAAAACTCCGAAGAAAACCGTATCGACTGTTAGAGCCTTTAGAATATGGTGCTGATTATGTCATTCCACCGTTGGACTTAGCTTTACTGACGGTTGAAGCTCTCAAGTTCCAAATTCACATTTAGATAGGGGATATATTGATGAAATATACGTTGATTTTCTCTCCTATGGAGGGTGAAGAGAAAGGTTTCGACTTTACGGTAGTAGATCGAGTGTCCTTTGGTACTTATAACAAATTACAAGATAAAGGGTTTCCGATTGATGAATTAAAAGAAAACACAATCTTGGTAGCAGTTTATCCTAATGTTGGCAGTCGATTTGATGGAGTTCGTGGTATGTTCACAAAGGAGATTGGCTAACAGTATGGTACATTTAAAAGTTTTTGAAGCTTTTGCAGGTGTAGGTTCTCAGCACATGGCTCTAAGAAATTTGGGAGTTGATTATGAGGTTGTAGGGGTATCCGAAATCGACAAATTCGCCCATCAATCTTATGAAGCCATTCATGGAGAGACCAAGAACTTTGGAGATATTTCAAAGTTGAAACCAGAGGACTTACCAGACTTTGACTTGTTTACATACTCTTTTCCTTGCACGGATCTAAGTTCTGCAGGAAAACAACGTGGGTTTGAAAAGGGTTCAGGAACGTCCTCTTCTCTTTTGTGGGAGTGCCAAAGAATCATTGAAGGTAAGAAACCAAAAGCCTTGTTACTAGAAAACGTAAAAGCTCTTAACAGTGCTAAGTTTCGAGATGGTTTTCATTCTTGGCTTTCCTTTTTGAGAGGTTTAGGTTATACTAACTATTATGGTGTCCTTAATGCAAAAGACTTCGGACTTCCCCAGAATAGGGAGCGCATTTTCGTAGTTTCTATTTTAGGGAAACACAAACCCTATCGCTTTCCAAACGGCTTTGATGATGGTTCAACTATGGCTCCTTTGTTGGGTAGTGAATTAGATACAAAGAAGTGGCACAAGCAGTACAACATTGACCGTTTTACTTATGAACTAAGAGATAAGGGTATCGTGCATTACTTAGGTCGCTTTAATGTTCCGCTTGATTATAAGTTAGATAAATTGAAAGAACAAGGTTTAGCGGACATAGACCCTTCAACCATTAAAGAGTCTATCGGAATGCGAACGCAGTGCCTTTTCCCGACGGGGAAAGTAAGCTGCATGTTGGCTTCTGATTACAAATATCCTAAAACAGTTGTAGAGGGTGTTGGTTGTGAGGTTCCGTCTAAGTTATATCCGTCAGATGCAAGTGACCCTCTAGCTCGTCCATTTGTAAAGTATGAGCGGGGTCTTTCTTCAACAAGAGAAGAACTCGCAAAAGACCCAAATGTATTGTGGTTGTCTGAGAAAACTGCAAATAAACCTCAAGGTTTGTTCAATTTGGCTTTGATGTTGTCTGATAATCAGACAGAAGAACAGAAACCTTTGAATGGTTTTTATTCCATGCGGTATCTAACCCCCGGCGAGTGTTGGAAGTTTATGGGGTTCTCTTACGAAGACTACCAAAAAGCAAAAGAGACAGGTTTATCAGATTTGCAGTTATACAAACAAGCAGGTAACTCGATTGCAGTTCCTTGTTTGGAAGTCTTATTTAAACGAATTTATGAATCCTTAGAAGATTAAAGTTAACAGAAAGTAGTAAAGGTAGGTGTTGGTGTGACTGTTTTAACTGAATTTAAAAACTTAGCGAACGGGTCGTTAAGTGTGGAAGAGTTTAAGTCTAAGAAGGGACAGTTTAATCGACACTCTCTATTAGAAACCTTTGATTATTTAGTTGAACATAAGTTACTTTGGAAAGTGGTTGATAGAGATACTAAAGGTAATAAAACGTACTTAGTTGATTTACTTTTTGAGGTAGTTTACCCAGAGATAGAAGATGGTGTTGTCTTACCAGTAGGTTTTCAGCAGTCTATGTCTATTTTTAGGAACTCGACTGTTTCTTGTGGTAAGGATGATGAGTGTGTTCGCATGGTTTATGTGTCCTTGTTAGATTATGTAGAGCTTTATTTCGGTACATGTTATAGAACTGCTATGAAGATTAAGCAGTACCAAAAGAAACAAGCATTGGTAGAAGGTCACGAAGCAGTTGCGAATTTAAGAATAGGAGAAGTTGTAGGGTATCCACAAGTTTTACCAGAAATCCAAGTAGCTCATCAGGAAGAAATAGAAAGTGAAGACAGATAGATGGAAAGAATGGAAATTGAACATACTGATCGAGATAAGGTGTTGAAGAACCTTATGAAGTTCAACCAAAGCATTTTGAAAAAGAAAGATACTTTAGAAGGTGTGGTTGAACTTTCTTTGTTTGGAACAGAAGATGATACTTTGTCTGCTACTTCTTTTGTTGCTATTCCTAGAGAGAACTTATATCCAATTTTTGAACTTCTATTGAAACAAGGTATCGGTTTATTTGATAAAGACAAGTCTCTTGAATTTTTTGGTCTATCAAAAGATGAAATCACAAAGGAATTGTTTTTCAATTTCATGCGTATTGTAACGGAGAGAATACTTACAAGCTTACAGTTCCAAGAATTTGAAGAAATAGAGAGAGAACATCCTCAAGTTCGAGATTTTGTACAGAACCACATGCAAGCCCTACTCTCCTACGGTATTCTTGGTCCAGAAGACAAAGATTTAGACTTAGAAGATTGAGATTTTGAACTCACACATAATGGAGTGGTATAATTTTATACTGTTCTTTTATATTGCTTTGTTTTGTTTTTATTCTTGTCAAATTAATCAAAATTTCTTATGTGAAATCCTTGCAATTTTTCAATTTTTGTAGTAAACTTGATTTATAAGATTTGAATTAAATTGAAGTTTTGATTGCTTGTTGTAGCTTGAAATTTAGTTGGGGAGTAAAGATGTTATCAGACAAAGAGTTTTGCCATTTACGTTTAGGTTTAGATACCTTGATTCAAGACTTTTTGAGTAGTAAAGTGTTGAATAAACACTTACCAAAAATGCCTATGACAAGTGAAGGTAAGATTATAGGTTCTATTTATAACGATATTATGAGACGTAATCCGAATCTTCATTTACGATTCTACAATAGGAGTAAACGGATGGTCTTTCAGTTAATTGTTACAAATTACTTAGATGTTTTGACTTCTCCGACTGAGCCTTATATTGTTTATGTAGAAGCAAATCATTACGATTCAAGTGGTGAGATTACTGAGGTCAACCACTTTGAAGTTTCTCCTAATGGAAGACTTGCAGACTTAGTTGGTTTGTTAGAGTTCATGAAGTACAATTATTTGGAGAACACCCTTTTGCGGTATCTTCATGAACTTTACCCAAGTTTAAAGGAGATGTGAGGTTTATAATTTGACTAAAAGACAATCAAAAGAAGAAAAACTAGCTAGAATAGCTGAAAGACTACTACGGTTGTACTTCCAACTTTCTCTAAGTTTTCAAAAGAGAAAACCATTTGAAATTCCATTCAAGTTAAAAGAAAATGAAAACTACAATGGTCTTATAGAGTTCAGCAGAACTGAGACCTCAATAACTTTCGGTATCACTTTATTAACTTCAACTGGTATTTCTTTACATCGCTTTGAAGTTAGTCATGTTTTGGGTACAGTTGAGAGTCCTTTTAGTTGTTGTGCTTTTGCAAGCTTACCTTATAAAAGAGGTCAAGCTTTAGATAATTTGAAAGTAGGTTTCACGAACCAAGTTCCGTTTGAATCTTACATTCGTCAAATGGTTTTGACAAGTTGCAAGCGAGATAACTTATTAACTCCATTGGTTGCTTATTTGGAGAGAGCTTGTGGTTTAATCGAGTTGGAGAAGAACTTTAGAGATTGAGAGGTGAAATTTATGAGTACATTAACGAAAGACCAAAAGGAGTTGGTATCGCTGCTAAGACAAGTTGGTTATGAACTTAGTCCTAGTACCTATACTGACATAAATGGGTTAATTGGCTTTGATGTCTCAGGTGGGTTTCATGTGGTTTACAGTCTGAACCATCAAAACAGTAACGTTTCTTTGCATGTGACCTTGCTTTCTCAAACAACTAAACAACCAGTTAGAAAGTTGTTTGTAGGTTTAAATTACAACATGGGTTGTACTTTCGATTATGGTACTTTTCCATTTACACGATTTGGGGAATTTGACTACGATAAATCGTATGTTAAGGTTTATGAATCTGAGATATCTGAGGAAGAAGTACAGAAACTTGTAGAATCTATGCCTAAATCACATGCAAAAGCTTTCAAAATAGCTTTAAACAAGATTCCATTGCACAATCCGTAAAGAGATAAGAGGTTTAACTTATGGTAACAAAACAAGAAAAACAAGAAGGTTGTATTAAGAGTTTAGAGGAGTTAGCAACTTATGTTACGAAACTCAGAAACAGGGAGTATAAAAGAAATTATATTGGCTCTCCGCATTATGAGCTTTCACTGGATGTAAATTCTACACATTTCTTAAAAGTTATACTTACTGAACCAAATAAAGGTAATAATGATGCAGGTGAGGTAAGTATTGAAGTTGTAAGTAGAGCTTCTTACCTTATTCAACATCGCCTTTATTTAGCTATTGAACCTTCTGCTAATTCTGATACTTATTTTGGTTACAGCAGTCCTTTCTTCAGAGGGAAACCTAAAGAGTGGGAAAGAGTTGGTTCTATGTCTAGTGATATTTTGGCTTTGTTTGCACCTAGACTCATTACAGAGGGTATCCAGTCCGAAGCGGTTTTAAATGCTTTGTACTTGGGTTTACCTCAACTCTTAACTAAGATTGGGAGATTACCTGACTTTAAGTTTGAGTAGATTGAAAGGTATAGCATGATTAAACGAACATGGACAACAGAGGAAAAGCAACGGTACTTAGCAAGCACATTGAAGTATTACTATAAAGATTTAGAGGTGTTAGCTAAACTTAAGTTTGTAGGTGAGTTTCAAACTGTGATTGATTGTAACTCTAAGTATAAGTTAGGTGTTAAGTTGACTGGGTCTGAAGGTCAATCTTATTACTCTTATGTGCTAAGATTGGTTTTATATACTAAGGAAAACGAATTTGCACAACATTCCTTAAATTTGGTTTTTGATAAAACTAAAGGTGGATTTCTAGGTGAGCTTTATTATGGGTATAGTACACCTTGTTTCCGTGGAAAATTAAAAGAGGATAAAACCGTAAGTTTCATGCGTGATTATATTGAACCTAAAGAACTATCCAGATTATTTGAAGAAGGTGTACATAAGGAAGAGTTACTATCTGCTTACTTTGAGGTTGCTACTCTCTTAACAGATTTTATGAATGGAGTACAGTTTCAAGTAAAAAATCCTCACTTGAATGTAGAGGGTTTAAACTGATTTAGATTGGAGACTATTATGACAAAAAATATGTGGGACACAAGGGAAAACGAAGTTTACTTAGCTTTAAAGCTGAGGGAATTGTACGCTTATTTAGAGAGTTTAGCTGCTGTTGGTTTTGTAGAAGATATTCATACTACAATTACTTGCAACTCTAAGTATGATTTAGATTTTGGATTGAGTGCAGTACCTCGTAAAACTCACAATTCTTATACAGTTACCTTGACTTTGTATAAGAAATTAAATAACGTAGTCCAACATACGATTGAGTTAGGTTTAGATAAACCAACTAGCTACTTGTATGATTTAACTTACACAGGGCATAGTGCACCTTGTTTTAGAGGTAGGTTGCAGTCAGATAAAACAGTTAGTTTCATGGTCTCTATTTTAAGTGATAATACGGTTCTTAAATTAGTATCTGAGGGTATTCCTAAATCTGAGTTAATTTCTGCTTACCTTGATGGTTTTACTGATTTGATGAGTTTTCTTAATGTACAAAGTAACTAATTCAATTAGTTACAAGTAACCCTTTTCGGTATCCTTTTTCTCTGAAGGTTTCCGTTTATTAGATTTTGAAGGAGATTAGTAAAATGGCATTAACAAAGAACAGACAAGCTTTAAGCGACTATTTAGTAAAGTTTCTACGTAAAGAGTGGGAGAGAGATCCTTATGATTATGGGGTAGTTTTTGACACTTCGCTTATTTATGAATTTCGTTTCTTAAGAGATGGTTCTGAGATTGAACTTGCTTTGTATACTTACAATGTAGGTAGAGAACACGTTTTAAACTTTATCCTTGAAGATGGTTATGTTTATTGTCGAAGTATTCGTAAAGGGCATACTAACGATGGTGAACACCAAGAAGTTCGGTTTAAGTTAGATTATGAAGAATTTAAGACTAAGAACTTGAGTAAGTTTGAAGATTTAATTGAGTTTATTAGCTCAGATGAGCAAGCACGTGTATTGTTACGTACTTTAAAAGAATTACAAGGAGCGGTAGATAGATGAATTTAACCGATAAAGAGGTAAATAGATTTAGAGCGGCAGTTAATAGTTTGCTAGAAGAGTTACCTAAATTGGTTCCTCATCAAGATAGAGAACTCGCATTGAATAATAGGAAGTATACTTACTCATACACTCAGTATCCGAATGAGCTTTATGTAACCGTGTATTGTAAAGGTGCACCAGCTTACTACTTCAAAGTAGAAGAGTCAGGTGACAGGTTTAAGTTAAATGGTTGGTCTTATTATAATGAAAAACCTATGCTTGAGACGTTATTTACTGTTTATATAGATAAAAGTTCTTTAGATTTAAGTGATTCTGATATGATTGATATCCTTAAGTCTATTTCATCTAAAGAGCGCTTTGTAAATCTATATACTACTCTGTGCTTAGTAGATCAAACAAATACGTTTCTTACTTGGAAAGATTGAGGTTTTGTATGGATTCAAAAGATGGTTTATTAGTGTTATCAGATGGGACTACTTTTCCATACAATCCTTACATTTTCAACAGAGACTCGTTCATTGCTTATTCTATTCAAAGGGGTGAGTGGAAAGTAACAGAGGAAGTTCTATTGAAGTTAGTTCCTTTGTTAACTGTAACTGAAGTTAATTTTGTAGGGAAGAGTCAAGTTGTTGTTAAAAGTATAGAAAACTTTCATGCGGAAGTGAAGTTCACAGATAAGAAGGTTACTTCTGTACGTGTGATTCAGTTTTTCAGATGTAAAAACAGAGGTTTTGAGTTGGTTCCCTATAAAACCATGAGAGGGTGTCTTCCTTGTGATGAGCTTCCAGTTTCGATTGAAGAAAGGGTTTCAATACCTTTATCACAATTAGAGATGGAACTAGGTGCTTTGGTTTCGGTTATGTTGACTAAGTTTCATGGGTTTAAGTTTGATATGAGTTTAGATTGAGGTTATTTTTACTTTTATGAGCAGTTTAGATTTAACAGTTGCTTCCTTCTTCGCAGGGGTAGGAGGTATTGATTTAGGTTTTGAGGAACGGGGTTTTCGAACGGTTTATGCAAATGAGTTTGATGAGAAAGCAAGAGAAACCTTTGCTTTAAACTTCCCTCATGTTCAGTTGGACGAAAGAGATATTCGAGAAATCTCAGCAAGTGAGGTTCCCTCAACAGATATTATCGTAGGAGGTTTTCCTTGCCAAGCATTTTCGATAGAAGGGTATCGCCAAGGTTTCCACGATGAAAAAGGTCGAGGTACATTATTCTTTGAACTGGCTCGTATCATCGAAAAGAAACAACCTCGCGCCATTTTCTTAGAGAATGTAAAGAACTTAGTTCGCCATGACAAGGGAAACACTTTAAGAGTAATTTTAAAGACTTTAGAGGACTTGGGTTACTATGTGACTTACCAAGTGATGAATGCTGCTGAATATGGTAATATTCCACAAGGTAGAGAGCGAATTTACATTGTGGGGTTCAAAGATAAAGCGGTATCTGAGCGTTTTCAGTTCCCAGATAAAGTAGCCTTGACCAAGACTGTATTTGATGTTATTGACTTCAAAACAAAAGTAGATGAGCAGTATTATTACAGGGAAGATAAACATTATTATCCTTTGTTAAGAGATAATATTGTGTCTGTAGGTAGTATTTACGAATATCGCAGAGGAAATACGATAAGAGAAAACAAGAGTGGTGTTGTACCTACATTATTAGCTTCTATGGGGACAGGCGGAAATAATGTACCTCTGATTTTAACAGAAAGTGGAGGCATAAGGAAAATGACTCCAAGAGAATGTTTCAATACACAAGGTTTTCCTCGTTCGTATCAATTCTCGGAGAGAATGGCAAATAGTCACTTATATAAACAAGCAGGAAATAGTGTAGCAGTACCTGTGGTATCTCGTATTGCGAAGCAGATTAAATTGGCTTTAGAGAGTGAATAAGAAGAAGATGAGCAAAAACAAACGACAACGACTCCAACAAACCTTGGAGAAAACCTTTGATAAGGTTATTGGTTTAGCAGATGAAGTTAGCGGAGAAACAATCGAGGTTTCTGACAGATACTTAGTTTATGTAGAACTTGCAAAAGACTTAGTTTACCTTTCGTTGGAAAATAAGAAATCAGGTAAACGAGTTCATGATTTACACATTTCGGTATCTTCAGACTTAGATGTTTTCTTTTCAGGTAGCGTTTATAGGTCAGAGAGTTCTCTACCGGTAAGTACATTGGAACATATTGTACAATATGCTGCAAAAGGAACTCCACAATTTACACGTGGTTTTGAGATTTTGGTAGAATCGATTTCTACGGAATTCCAAGTGTCTTGTTTCTTGAGTGCTTTGGAAGAGGTAGTTAGTTAATTTTTATTTAGGAGGGTATAGTTAATGGTAAAACTAGCAAACAAACAGACAGTAGAATTATGGCACTACCTAAGACAAGGTTTTGAAGAAATGTTGAACTCTGATGAGAACCGTTTACCGGTGAAGTCAGTTAACCAAGTTTCTCCTAGCTATAAGTTTTCTGTGTTATTAAGTGAGTCTGTTTTTCAAATACGACTATTGAAAAATACACTAGAAACTAATTTAGATACTGATTTAGTTCATGAGATTGAGATTTATTACGATAGGGTACTAGGTAGATTTTCTTTTAGGGGTGTTTCTTGTAATCAGAAAACTGGAAAAAGGAAGGTTGTATCTACCGTAGCTTATTTACAAAATCTACTAGATGGGTATATTTTTAAACAGATTTTAACTGATTTGGTTGAGAATGTAGCTACAATTAAGCAAGTTGAGTATTTAAACTTAGGTATTCAGTTATCAGGTCTTGGTTTTGATGTGGTAGAGGGTTGATAATATGAGCAAATACAAAGGTTTAAAAAGAGACCAACTTGAAGAGTTGGTAGTAGAAAAACTTAATTTCTTCTTGAAGTATTTAGAGGGTCAATCTACTTATCCTATGGGTAAATTCCCTACCGGTAGTCCCTCTCCGCTCGGTGGTGAATACCTCATTTGGGTAGGTTGCTCTGAGGGGACGATTTCCTTTACCTTGCAAGACACTAATGGAGTTGATTATCACAACATTAAGATTGATAAATTTGGTGGTAGTAGACAAGTTGTAGAGATTGCAAGCCGACCTTTTAAAGAGACTGGGGGTATTTGGTTTGGTAAGTCTCTCAGTCTTCGTTGTGATTGGGTAGATTTGCAAGAGAACCCAACTATGTTTACAAAGCAGTTGTTACCTTACATTCGTAAGAAAGACCAAGTTTTAGCGTATTGGTTAGGTCTAACTGCGGTTCAAGATTATTGTTAGAAAGGTCATTGTATATGTTTAAAGGTTCAAGAGGAGTTCGTCTTCTATATAAAAAGAAAGATTGTGGTTATGACTATATTCAACCAGTAATTTTACCAAGTGGTGAGAAGGTTTTGGTCTATGGGAACACTTTGGAAGGTTGTCCTATATCTACGGTTGCTGAGGTGGAATTAAAACGAGCAAGTGACCTAGTTTATGCTCAAAGTAGAATTATAGAGATTGAGGGGTATTTACCTTTGCACGTTGTTCCTAATTGGGAAACTTTATTGGGTTATTCTGAGTTATTTGAAGATTAAGCAGATGTTGTAGATGGCTTTCAGAAACAAAGAAAAACAAGCCTTATTAGATGACCTCCTATACTTGTGTGATTGTGTAATTACCACAGGTAGTTTCAAGAAATCAGGACGTAAGCGTAATTTAAAAGTTACGCAGAAGTATGATACTTATTATGAGGTAGATGAGCATTATCCTAATATAGAAATTACTTTACTAGTAGGTGAGCGTAGAAAGGTTCATTCTTTAGAGTTAAACTTCCTACCTTGGAGGTTTGAGCATAATGTTCACCTTATGTCTTCGTATCTTTTAGATAGTTTTGACTGGAAAGAGAGTAATGTTTGGGTTAGTTTTGCAAACACTAAACAGTTAGAACAAGTATTAGCTGACTGGATAAACTCTATTCGCAGTCCTTTACAAGTGCAGCTTTATTTGGATATTTTGCAAAATCAGTTAAGAGGTGTTTATTATGGTGTTTAAAAGTAAAGTAAAAGAGTCTTTATATCAAGAGTTGAGAGCTTTCATTCTTCGGTATCAATCAGGACTTGTGCGTAACACAGTCAAACCTATGGATACTACTGATATGTTGACACGGCAGATTTTTGTCCACCTCAGAATTACTGAGGATAACGCAGTTTTAGTACATTTAGTAGACAAAGAGGGTTATCCGCTTTTTAAACTAGAGTTTTATTTTGGTGTTGCAGATGGTGTGAACTATGTAGGTATTAAATACAGTGACGTTGATGGTTTAGGTTCATTACAAACTTTTCCTTTAACCGATAACTTAGCTATTGATAACTTTTTAGTTCAAATAATTAAGTTTATTCCTTCTGAAACTTACATCAAGCATTATTTGACAGTGTTAAAAAAAAATCAAGTTCGAACATGGTTAGTATAAAATTAGTGAGGTAAAAACAATGGAAAATCAAACAATTTCCACACGTGGAATTCGTCTATTATTCGATGCACAAGGTTATGGTAAAGATTATGTTCAAGCAGTGATTCTCCCTGATGGTAGGAGACTGGTGATTACAGGTTCTACTTATGGTATGGGTGCTCCGCTTTCTGCTTTAACTGAAATTGAAGTGAAGCGTAAATCTGATTTAAAGTGGGCAATTAAAGACCTAGTTAACCAAGGGTATCAACAAGTTGATGGTTCTCGTATTTATGATGAATTGCGTGAGTTTGATAAGTTAATGCCTTATGGTATTTAGACTTTAGTAGGTAGAGAAAGAGAATAGGTGCTAATATGAATAACATTCAATTTCGTTTTGAAACCGCTTATGGTTATGATTTCGTCCAATTTGTGATTTTGGATGACGGTCGTAAATTTGCAATTACTGGGCAAATGGGAGTCGGTTTTGCGATTTCTCCTAGATACACGATTTATGTGAAGAAGAAGTCTGACTTGAAAGAGTTCTTGGATAAGGCTATTAAATTTGATGGTTATATCTTGAAAGACAATTACAATGATAACTTAGAACTTCAAACCTACGAAAACCATGTTTTTCGTTTTGATACAAATTAAAAACCTTGGAGGGTATCCTCATGCGAAATTTTGCTTTATACAATCCTAGTAATGATTTATATGTGTCTTATGTCGCTTTTAATCGTAAGACTAAAAGCTACGATATTGAGTTCACACGCGACTTGCACTCTATTCGGTTTTGGAAGATGAAGTCAAGTGCAGAAGCACAAGCACAGAGAATTTTCGATTGGAATCGAAATGTGGCGCTTGAGGTGCGAGAACTTAGATAAGTTTTTTCTTGACAGAGAACTTCAACTTAAGTTGGGGTTCTTTTGGTTTTACAGTTTATTATTCCTTGACAATCAAGACTTATTTTGCTATACTAAATTTAAGAAAACATTGAGGTAGAAAAATATGTTAGAAACAAACAAAACGAATGCAAATAACTTTGTAGTTTCCCAAGCAGTAACAGAATTGGTTGCCAACTCTATTTTGAATGAGGGTTTGACCTTACTGAAGGTTGAAAGTGGGGGTGTTAATGATGACACGCATGTTTATTACTTCTCAAACAATATTGGACACATGTTACCCACAGATGATTACACCGATAGAGAATTTGCAGTGAAACTAGTCTTTCTAAGACGTGAAAGCATAAAAGTAGATGAACGTATGTCGGAGCGTAACCTCTTTATCTACGGTATCGACAAATTTACTATTTCTCAAGCTTATACAGACAACGATGTAGCTGCAACAGGTTTCCTAGACTATCTTTATGAGCAATTAAACCATGAAACGCTTGCTGAGTTTTACATTTATGAGGAAACTTTGTTCACATCTTTGAATGATTTGATTGAGTTTCACTTAGCGAATAAACAATAAGTATAAAACACCCCTCTAAAACCCCTCAGATTGCCTCAGACTTAATTTTAAGTCTAACTTCGATAACTTATACGGTTTAAATTTAAAATGTGGTAGAGAGCGTCTTAGGGGGTTTTATTTGGAAAGGAACAGATGCACAAGAAAATCATAGCAATTTGGGCGCAAGACCAGTGTGGTATCATAGGTAAAAATAACCACCTCCCTTGGCACCTACCAAAAGACCTTAAGTATTTCAAAGAAACAACGTTAAATCAAGCTATTTTAATGGGACGAGTTACCTTTGAGGGTATGAACACACGGCTTCTTCCCAATAGAGAAACGTTGATTTTAACAAGTCAGTTTGATTACCAAGTAGATGGTGCAACTGTTGTAACAAGTGTAGAAGATGTCTTGGATTGGTATGAAAATCAAGACAAAACTCTCTATATTGTAGGAGGTCGTCAAATCTATCAACTATTTGAACCTTATATAGATGAGTTGGTTATTACACAAGTTCAAGCTGAAGTAGAAGGTGATACTTACTTCCCTAAAGACTTTGATTTCTCTAAGTTTTCATTAGTTTCTAGCGTAGTTTATGAAAGAGATAGTCAAAATGAGTTTGATTTTGTGGTTGAACACTATGAAAGGGTATAGTTATGATAGTTGGTTCCTACATTGAGATTAAATATAAAACAAAAGGTGGAGAAATTCAATATTCCACTCAAGAAGTCCTCCAATTTGGTTATAGCGAGCGTTATGGTTGTCAAGTTGTAGTTGTTGATAAAGACTCCCCTATGTACTTTGCATATCCTTCTGGGGAGTTGTTGCTTTCTTTGAACTTTGAGTCTCAGATTGCAAAAGCTAGAGTTATTTCTTGGTCTGATCCCTACAAAGAACATTATGGTGATTTTTACTACTAAATTAGCAAACTCCTTGAGTTTCAAGGGTTTTTGTGCTATAATTGAAAGAAATTTAGATAGGTGGTTTAGACAAACATGACTAAGAAATATGTTGAAAATGAAGAGTTGGTAAACCCTTCTCGCTATACGCAGAACAAAGTAGAGTCTTGGGATTTTTCCTTGTATTCTTGTTTCCCTCACATGATTGCTACGGTTACAGAATATGTGATTCGTTACAAACATAAAGGCGGCATCCAAGACTTAGAGAAAGCTCGTATTTGGTTGCATAAAGCGAAAGACTCTTATAAGTACCTTGCTCTATGCGCACCTAAACTGAGCGTATCCGAGTATTTAGAGTTAGCACCAGAAGTAAACAAAGCGAATTTCGCAGACTTGTCTGAGGAGCAGTTGGGTATTCTCAGAACAGCTCAAACTTTAACAATGAGTTTAGATAATGAGCGTATTTTCAAAGAGTGTATTGAGATTATTGATAAATACTTGGAGTTGTTGATTAAACAGGAGGGTGAAGTATAATGACTGTTTCAGAATTGATTGCTTATTTGTCGCAATTTCCACCAACAAGTTCTGTGGAAGTGAAGATTTCAGGATTTGATGACTCAGAAGATGGTCGTCTGAATTTATTTGGGTTGGTAAATGGGATTGTAACAACAGAGGTTGGGTATCCACAACTCATTGCAGAATTTGATTCTGCAGAGCCTTATGATTGGGGTGAGTAAAGTGGTTAGTAGTTATTTAAAACATAAATTTAACGCTTTCAAGAGTTCTTTAGTGGGTTCATTTTTAGTTGCTTTACTTTCTTACTTTATTTTATCCTTATTAGTTAAGTTTAGTTCTTTATTTAATAGTGTTCCCCTTGTCTACACTTTTTTAGTAATTGGGTTAACTCTTTTACTTATTTTCGGTTCTAGTATGTTCTTTGTTTCTTCCTCATACATACTGTTTGGTGACGGTATTCGAAGAGACTTTTACGGTAATGTTGAAATTGATTTTATGAACCTCTTTAATTTATATGTTTCTAAGGTTTTTCCAAAGGAATTTAAAGAGTCTGTTAAGTTTTTAGAAAGGGAGCTTTAATGCTTACTTGGTTTTTATTACTAAGAGCAATCCACCTAACAGTTGTCGCTTTCTTTTATCTTGTGTGCTTTACTTTTGCACTTTGGCCTGATACCAAAAGTTATTTTTGCTATTTTAGTAAAGTTCGGTTTACCTTAAAGTCACTGTTAGCTATGTTTTACTATATAGTTTTCTTTGAACTTCAGTCCGTAACTGAACTTTCCAACTTCCATATTTGGGTATCCGCATTGCTGGTTTTGCTCGATATTGCTGAAATGTGGTCTAGGAGTTACAGGACTTATGGTTTTAACACACTTAAGAAAACAATAGGTAAAGCAGCGTATTTCTTTATTTGATGTAGAAAGTAGGTTTTTATTTATGGTTCATGGGTTAAAAATTGCTCCCAATTACTTTGAGAAAGTAGTCTCTAAAGAAAAATCCTTTGAAGTTCGCTATAACGATAGAAATTTTAGAGTTGGAGACATTCTAAAGTTGATGGAATATACTGAGGGTTCTTATACCGGACGTTCTGTTTATGCTAAAGTAACATACATTCTTCAAGACTTCAAAGGTCTACAACCTAATTATGTAGTGCTTTCGATTGAGTTGATTTAGAAAGGAATTGACTATGAATTTCAACCCAGAGTTAAACACTATTTTCAACTTAGGTTTACTTATTGGCTTTGCAGGTATTTGGATTTTCCATATACTTTACTTTTGGGTTCCGTTATTTGTTCCCTCATGTCGTAGTAATATTAAACTTAAAGATAGTGAGTTAAACGCAATTTCAAGTTTTACAATGGAAGTAGGAGTTGGACTAATTATTGGATTAGGTGTGATTTCATCTTTATCTTCTAAATGGTCTGACGTAATCGGTTATATCTATGCACTTATTTCTATTCTGGCTTTCTGTATTATTTGGAGATATGTTAAAGGTCGTGAGGTGGAAAATGGCTAAGAAAAAGAAATATTACGCAGTAAGGAATACTAATCAAATCCTCGAAGAGTGGTCTGATTGTGAAAGAGTTGTAAAAGGAACTAAAGGTGTTGAATACAAGAGTTTCCCAACAAGAGAACAAGCAGAAGCTTATTTGAGAGGAGAAGAGCCTATCTTATCCACGAAGAAAACCTCCGAAGTTGTTCCTTATGTTTCAGAAAGTGGGATTAGAGGAACTATTCGCATGGCAGAAGACTCAGACCCACTCCTTTGGGGTATTGAGGGGTTCATTTATTCGATTGACGGGTCTTTCAACACACAAACTCAAACTTACGGTGGTGCATTTGCTTGTTATGAAAATGGAGTTTTATTGGACGCTCAAGCAGTAGCTAATAATAAACCTCAGTTCGCTAGTTCGAGAAATGTAGCAGGAGAAGTTTGTGGTTTTGCTCTTGCGATTAGTGACGCTATGGAGCGTGCTTTAACTAAAATGACGGTTGTCTGTGATTATGAGGGTATCTTCCGTTGGTCTGCACCTAAATCTGTTTTAGTAAACGGTGTTGCTTGTTGGGGGGTGTCATTAAAGAAACCAGTCGGTAGGTATCATGCGAGTTTGCTAGAGGTTGCTAAAGAGAGTGGTATTGAAGAGATTGACTTTATTTGGGTGCGCGGACATAGGGGTTTGAAGGTTAACCAAACAGTAGATAAATTGGCGAAGAAGGTTGTTGGGTTGAAGTAAAGAAAGAGGTATAGTTTATGAAATTTGAACCATTTGAGCTGAAAATTGGTCGTAGAACTTATACGATTACGGAGAATGATCGTATCTTGTTTAATGGGAATTGCTACCAATTAGTCACTCAAACTTCTGGAACTAGTTGGAACAGTGCGACTCCAACTTTAGCAAAAACAAAAGTAGCGAAGTATATTAAACAAGGGTATCTTGTGGAAGGCTCCAAAACTCAAAGCTATGGAGTTCCTATGATTTATTATCGATTCACAGGAAATCCAGAAAAATAAAACAAGGTTCAGAAGGGAGGTTTAAACCTCTTTTTCTCTTGACAATATTTGTTTATTTTGTTATAATAAGGAAAATGAATGATTAAGGTGAACTTAGATGTTTAAATTGTTTAAAACAAAAGAAGAGCGTGATTTAGCGTTCGTTTCAAAGATGTGGGAGAGACCTAAGCGAACAGATAAACTGAGGGAAGTTTTAAGTTATTCTCAAACACCTTATGAGATTGAAGTTCATTTATTAGACCCAAATCTCAATAAAAGTTTTCGTTATATTGGGTGGAATCATAAATACCAAATCCTTTATTTGGTAGTAGATGAGAACTATAATTTAGTTATAACAACCACACACTTAGGGTATCAGGCTTGGTTCCCAATATCTATTATTTATTCGGAGTATTTCCCAAGGGAAGGAACGCTCAGAAAACGTATGGGTATGTTAGCAAATCGGTATCTTTCTGAGTTCAATCAGTTGTTGAGTGAAGTTTCCCCTTTGGAATTAAAAATCTCAAGTACTTACTTTGGAGATTTGTACTTAACCTTTAAATATAGAGATTAAAGAGGTAAACAGTATGACTACTCTATTCCAAGATTACTTAGGTCATAATCTATTGGACGTAGTATCTCGTTCAACCGTCTTTGAAGATTACGTTTTAACAAAAGAAGAAGTTCCACAGATTGTTAATACACATTTCGAACCTCTTCCCTTTGGTTATAAAACACGAAAAGAAGTTCTGAATTTGTATGAAGCTTGGATTTTCGTACACCTATTTAGTTCTTCTGATGTAGATATAACTACTTTTGAGGACTTACACGAACTAATTTCAAGTGGAGTTACTGATAAACCACAATTAGAAGGTCATTTCCGTTCTGAGGATTTCCCAGTAAATATAAGTGGTACAACATATCAACCACCTTTGGTATCTCGAAAGGAAGCGCAAGCTGAATTTAACAGAACTTTCAACTTACTAAAAGAGACTTTAAGTTCTGATTACATTGACCGTTACGTTAAGGTGGAACAAATTCTGATGTTTTATGTCTACCTTATGCGCAGACAGTTCTTCCACGATTGTAATAAAAGAACTGCAACTTTGTTTGTTAATTTGTTGTTCAATCATTATGATTTAAACTGTTTCTTGTGGTTTCCTACGTTGGAAGAATTAGACAAAGTTCTAAGTCGGTTGAAGTTGTGTTACGAAGTTGGAGATTTCGGTACGAATAGTGCTTTTGTTGATTATATAAGTTTAACTTGTTTGATAGATTTAAGTTTGTAAACCCTTGACTCTCAAGGGTTTTTATGGTATACTAAACTAAATTTATATGTGATAAGGAGTAAAAATGGACATTAACTACTGTAAATATTTAACAACTTTACCTTTGATGGTTCGTCCGTTGAAAGGTTATGGTTCTTGGAGAGGTATCTATTCGGAGCCAGCTTTGTTTTTTGATTTGGATTCTGACTTTGTACCTATTTCTACATTAGCAGATGCCCTTGATGATTTAAGTTCTGGAAGACGTTTTGAGGGATATAAAGGTGGTCAATATTGGTACGATGATAGTTCGCCTTTGCATTTTGAGAGTGGTTATGGTTATTGTTCTGATAATCCTCTTTCACTCTATCTGTCACCAGATTCCGTTGCTTATTTAGGTGGTATAGGATAAATTATGAGTTATATTGAGTTAAAACAAGGTGACTGTTTAGAGTTGATGAAAGACGTTGCTGAGAATAGTGTAGATTTAATTTTGTGTGATTTGCCTTATGGAACGTCTGCTTGTAGTTGGGATTCTGTAATTCCTATGGACAAGTTATGGGAACAATATCTGCGTATTTTAAAGCCAACAGGCACGGTTGTTCTTTTTGGTAGTGAACCTTTTTCAAGTATAGTTCGTACAAGTAATTTAGCTATGTATAAGTATGATTGGAAGTGGGTTAAACCTAGAGGTGCGAACTTTTTAAATGTGAAGTACCAACCAAGTAAGAACTATGAGGATATTATGGTTTTTAGTAACTGCGCTGCAAGTTATAGTAAAAAGGGAAATAATATGGAGTATAATCCTATTATGACTGAGGGTACTCCATACACAAGTAAATCAGGGAAACAGAAACAAGATAAGAATAACTCTACAGTTCGTTCTAAGATTGAGTCTGTAACCACAGTTAATACAGGTCAGCGGTATCCGAAAGCCTTGATTGATTTCAAACCCGATAGCAAGAAGTTACATCCTACGCAGAAACCAGTGGCTTTACTTGAATACTTAATAAAAACTTATACAAGTAAAGGTGCTTTAGTCTTAGATAATTGTATGGGTTCAGGTTCGACGGGAGTTGCGTGTAAGCAGTTAGGTAGAGACTTTATTGGTATAGAATTAAATGAGGAATACTTTAAACTTGCGAAAGAAAGGATTGAGGGAACTATGAATCCTTTGAGTGTCTTATGTGATGGTTAAGTTAGTGGGCTTAAAACAAGGCGACTGTTTAGAGTTAATGAAGTCTATTGAGGATAAGAGCATTGATTTAATATTGTGTGATTTACCTTATGGAACGACAAGAAACAAGTGGGATAGTGTTTTAGATTTAGAGTTATTGTGGGAGCAATATAACCGTATTATCAAAGACCGCGGAGCTATTCTTTTATTTGCTCAAACTCCGTTTGACAAGGTTCTAGGGGTATCCAATCTCAAGCACCTCAGATATGAGATTATTTGGCAGAAGACTGCTCCAACAGGTTTTCTAAATGCTAAGAAAATGCCTATGAAGGCGCATGAGAATATTTTGGTTTTCTACAAGAAGTTGCCGACCTATAATCCTCAAATGACACAAGGTCATCCAAGAAAGGTTTCAAGTAAGGAAAGTCGAGCAAAGTCTGTTGAGAGACAAAAACTCAAAGTGGATAATAAAGACTCGAATTACAATTTTTATGGTGAGTCAGCAGAAGGTTACGACTCAACTGAGCGGTATCCACTGAGTGTTCAAGTTTTCGCTAAGGATCAACAGAGAGAGAACTACCACCCTACTCAAAAACCAGTTGCTTTGTTGGAGTGGTTAATTAAGACATACTCCAATGAGGGGGATTTAGTTTTGGACAACTGTATGGGTAGTGGCTCAACTGGTGTTGCTTGTGTGAACTTGAATCGTAATTTTATTGGAATGGAATTAACTGAGCAGTACTTTGAGATAGCTAAGGAGAGGATTGAAAAGGTAGTAGTGGCAAAAGATGAACAAGAGACAGAAGAAAAAAGAGGGAGTCATTCTTCCCAAGAAGATTAAGAGCTTGGTACGAAGATATTCTACCTTACACTTAAACCAAGATGAGTTAGGCGGAACTTTTGATTATGGGTATGATTTTGATGACCGTGGTTTCGGCAACGGTTTAGCTCCATATTCCACTTTAACTAATAAAACTAATACCTTGATTTATAAAGATTGTGCTACTTTATATGAGTTTGTAAACCGTTTGGTTGGTACTTGGTACGGACAATACGAGTGTGGTTCCGTAGACAACTGCAGAAATTATTGGATTGTCAAAGAGTTTGAAACTGGGGTTGAGTTTGTAGCTCAACCTTCACCCTCGGTATCTTATTATGTCCACCAAACTGGTTTAGATGATTATTACAACGGTACAATTTATATACCATTACGGAATGGTAAGTTTTTGGCTTACGACTATACTTGTTGAGGTGATTGAATTATGGTTTATGTAATTAGTTTAGAAAAACTAACAGATTTACGTTTAAACTTGTGGTCGCATGAGGTTTTAGGTGTGGTATCTTCTGAATCTTCAGTTCCTAAAGTATTGTTTGATTTAACCCTTGAGCAGCTCCCTCAATTTGCTACATCTGTTGATTTAGATACTTTGTTTTCTCGTTTAACTTATGCGTTTTTACATCGCGAAGACAAGAGTTATTTCAAATATACGGTTGAACTAGGGGGTAAATTTGAAGGTAACTTTTATGTGGAACTTGTTCCGACTTTAAACTAATTAAGAGAAAGTAGGCGATGAGCTTACTTTTTATTTGACAAAATGACTTAGTTTTGATATAATAAAGAAAATAAATTAGAAAAGGTAGTAATTGTAATGAAACTAGAAGAAATCAAACAGTACAAAGTAGGTTCAAAGGTTTTTGAAACAAAAGAAGAAGCAGAATCTTACATGAAAGAACAAGAAATAGAAAAACTTCGTCAAAACAGTTCTCAAGTTGATTTTTCGTTGACTCCAGTTGTTTATTATGAGAATGTTGTAACTGTGGATGACCGTGGGGGGTCTTACAGTTAAAGCTCGATGGTTTAGTTTAGATGATGCTATAGCTGCTATGGAAAACTATGCAGACTTTTTCCGAGAAAAGGGAACAGGTTTTATCCATAAAGTCACGGTTTCATTATCTGACAACCTTTCTAGTGGTACTGTTTCAGTACGTAGAGAAAAAGTGGTAGAAAAATAGGTAAATTCAAATGAACAAACGAATTAAACGAAAACAGGTAACAAAAGAAAACAAAAACATGATGGATAGTACCTTAAACTATCTAAAAATGTTAGGTTTAACTCCTTTCAATGTAGAATATCCCAAAGGGTATTTTGTCTTTGAAAATAAGAACTCTTATGAAATGATGCACTTTCAACTAAAAGAGCTTCCGGAGTTTTTGTTTGGAGTGTGGTACAAAGAAGTTAATTTGTATGAGAGTCCTAATAGTGAAACTGTACTTGAAGTTGTTAAATTACCGGTTATCTTTGGTGAGCGCCTTTGTATTTTAGATAAGTTTAAACCTTCACGGGCAGAGTGGTCTCCTTTGTACAATCAGTATATAGAGAAAGGTCAGCGTTTTGAATTAACTGACTACTATGCAACTTTGCGTTCTCTAAAAGATTTTGTAAAAACACCTTGGAACTATATTCCTTATGAAACGGAAGAAGAATACAAGAAACTCTTAGAAGATAAACAGTTGGAAGAGAAGTGCACGGAGGAAGTTTTACAAGTCTTGTATACAAAAGTAGAAGAAAAGCTAAAAGAACTTAAAATTCCTCGCGGTATCCTCGTTCAAGACTCTTACTGGTCACATAAGAACTTATATGTCTTCTTTGAAAACGGTACGGATAAAGAACTTATTGAGGACAAACTCAGTTTATTATATGACTTTTTGAACTTTGATTTGGATAAGCTTGTAGTTGAAGTTGCAGAGTCACTAAATTGTCTTGATTTTATCTCTATTTACAGTAAGGAGTTTGCTTGGCACTCTAACTATTATTGGTTAGCAAGTAAAGAAGAACTTGAAAACTTCAAAGCAATGTCCTTCATGGAGTTAAACAAACATTTCAATGACTTGAACTTGAGCGGTTCTAACTTTGTACGTTTAATCGGAGGATAAAAGATGGAAAAACGATATGATAGTGAAATCTTTCAGATTTTGCACTATTTTAACAATTACTTAGATACCAAGTCTAAGGTAGAACTCAGAAAAGCAGAGGTTTGGGTATCTTTGATGAAGAAGTCGGTTGATGAACTTGAACTTTTCTCTGAGTTTTATGTACCAGACTTTTATCGTTCTATTTTGTGGGGATTTTTAAAAGAGCTACCTATTGAATTGACGGGAACCCAAGTATCTTTGATTGAGCGAATTCATGCAAAACGTAGAGTTTCTACTTATGATGACTATGTTTTGTTAGCAAATTTGTTGTCTGACCTTTATATACAGTTATCAAATAGTTAAAAGTTAGAGGACTACAAGTCCTCTTTTCATTTGACAAAATAATTTAATTTTGATATAATAGAGAAAATAGAAAAGAAGGTTGCGATATGGTAGATTACACAGTAAAACGTTACTCAAAGGAATTAAATTGGGCGATATACAATGTATTAGTAACGATAGATAATTTTGATAGAAACTATCCTTATTATGATGTGTCTAGGATGGTTTCGTCTTTAACAGAACTTGAAACTTTAGTTAATTCTATTGTTGTTTTCCCCGGTTTGGAGATTGAGTGGTCTGATTACCATGAAAACCTAGAAAAACTTATTTTATTTGATTCTAGGGTATCTTTAGAAAAACGTTTAAAGAGTTGGTATATTTTCAAGTATAAAGGTCAACGTACTTTAAAGTTTAAGAGAGATTTGGTAAATTATTTAGAAATTTTACGCTCTGTTGTAAATAGTTTTGTAGAGTGGAGTAATGGGGGATATAAGTGGTGAACACATTAGCAATAAAACAATCAGATATTCAAGAACTTTTACACTATGCTCAACAAAATAAGGTAGATTTTTACATTGCAGGTTCTAAGAAGAACCCTTTAATAGCCTTTTTGGAGAAGTACGCAAATAACTTTACTTACAAGGTTTATAAAATTGGTGGTTTAGATTGCACTAAGAAATCAGATTTTAAATCTACTTTTTACAAAGGATTCTGCACATTTGAAGAGTTTCAAGCAGAACGTCAACGTTCTAGTTCTCCTAACTATGGTTTAACTGAGATTGTAGATTTTGAAAACTACTCTTACTTAACAAGAGATGAAGTTGGAACTTTCCTTATTGAGTTCCATGATTTCGGTATCCAAAATCCACATGAGTTTGCTGAAGTTCAAGTTGCAGATTTAGAGAGTCTAGTTAGTTTTGCTGAGGAAAGTAGCACTCCAAAATACCTAGTTTTGGAAGATGGTAGTTTCGCTTTAAATGTTTTCTTTGCCTTTGTCTCTGCTTATACACCAAGGGAGTTGCATTTTTGTTCAGTAACTTCTACTGACAAGTCAACAGGGTTTGCTACTAAAACTTTTTCTCTTATGTCTTTAGCTAAGTTTAAAGAACTTTGGTACAAGCTAGACCGAAAATATGAATGTGATTGTGATTGGGATTGCAACTGTGACTGTGAAGGTTACAAAGAGGGTTATGATTTGTTTCCTATTCGCAAAGTTAGAAAGTTAAAAGAAGGTCACACGTTTGAGTTTGAAACACCTACAACTTCAGATAAGTATACTCATCGGGTATCCTCACCCTCTGAGTTGTCCTAATTCGTTCTCAGACTGTCCTAATTTGCCCCAGTTTCGTCTCAATTATCAAAGAGGTAGAAATATACTTTAAAGATTTAAAATGCGATACGGAGCAAATTAGAGGGTTTAAATTTGATTTGATTATTTTGGAGATTCTATGTTTTCACATTCATTTATTTCTATTGATGAGGTAGTAGAAGAGTCTGATTTATTTAGAATTTTAAAGAATTTTGGAGCTGATTTAGTTGATAGTTCTGCTAAATCTTTCTCTTTTGACACCTCTGGTTTTAGCACCTATGTAACCTCAAACAAGTACATCATTCGGTATCTAGGTGAAGAATTTGCCTTATCTTACTCTACCGTGGAAGAAGATGTAACTGAGAGTGGAGGTTTAGGGTTGTCTAAAACTTATATTTGTGTATTGACTGCTGAAACTTCACTTGATTTATTAGAAAAACTAGCTCAGTATTTCAATGTCTCTATTGAAACAGGTGACTTTCAGAGCCTAGACCTCTCGAATCGGTTTATCCGAAACTTATTATAATCTTGAGTCTTATATGTTAAACAAGCCTTGCGCTTGTTTTCTGTTTATGATAAACTAAACTTGTTGAAATGGAGGTTTTAACTTGGAAAAACTTGGTTTGATTGATAAAATGCGCCTAATTCTAAAGCATGAGGTTTTGTACTTTTCGTTGGACAAACCAAGGCAAAAAGAAACGCTTGATGCTTTAAATTGGCTTGAGTCTGAGGAAAATTGTCAATTAGTTTTAAGTGGCTCTATTCATTTACCAAAGAGGGTTTGGTCTACTCGAACTTTTGCAAAGGAGTTAGGAGAAGAAGATGTTTACACCTTATCAAACGTTGTCGTACAATAAGATTTTAGAGAAGTTAAACCAACTTAATTCTGAGTTAGAGAGACAAGATAAATATGCTAAAATCATTGTCACAGGTGGTTCTGCGGTATCTTTACTATCAGGTGGTTACAGAGAAACAAGGGATATTGACTATATTGGTTCCTTGCCTTTAACTGTTGAACAGTTACAAACTTTTCAGCTTTCTAACGATGTCGAAAAGATTTTTGTAGTCCCAGACATTTCTGAGGTCTCTTTCGATAAAGAATTGAACTACTCAAATCTAACTGTTCTTGTTCTTTCTTGGGAAGACTTAGCAATCATGAAGTTCTACTCAACACGTGAAAAAGACCTTCAAGACTTGAAGACCTTTATTTTACCTAATATCTATGACTTTGCTAAATTGAAAACTCGCCTTAATTACTATAAAGCAGACTACATTTTTGATATTGATAACCCAGATTTAAACTTAAATCAATATGCCACTATTCTAAGTGAGTTGAAACACTTGCATTATATCTTGGTTGTAAACCCAACTCAAACCTTGGAGCAAGTTCTTAAAGCAAACCGTCTTTATAGTAAGTTTATTAGATTTGCTGAAAACTATGTCATTCCTTTGGACTTGAGCGTTTGGCTCCTCAATTCGGTATCGTTCTGTCTTTCCGACTACGGTTTCGCTGAGTTTTTCCAAGCAGCAACTTCTTATCAAATTCGCATTTAACTCAATAAAGAAAGTCATTTTCCCTTGACTTTCTTTTTATTTTTTGTTAAAATGAAAATATAAAAATTTTCTTAGAAAGACTATCAATCTATGACAAAACAAATTAAGAAAAGACCTAGTATTTTAGGTCGAAAATGGCGCAGAGCATTGGATAATCAGTTCGCAACCTTACCTCGAAATGTAGAGCAAGAAAAACGTGAGATTGGTCATTTAGACACGTATTTTAGAAACTTTAAACACATTGAATTTACAACTGTTTTATCTGCTTATGGGTATCATATCACTTTTGACGGCTCTTTATTCAAACCAGAAGCTGAAGTTTCTTTGCTACATACTGACAAAGACTTTTATCTAAAAATTGAAGGATTCTATGAAGTTTTTGAGTTTACTGATTCGGATAAAGCAGAATTATGGTTACTAAGAAGAGCTGAAACTGCTTACTTTATGAAAGCTAAGTTAGTTGAAAACTATTTGCTTTCTCTAGTTGTGATGATTCGGACTGCGAAGTACAGAAGTGAGGTAAAGAAATAATGGTAAATAAACTAAGAGAGATGGGTTCCTTATCCGCAGGAAAACGTGAAGAAAACATTTATAAGGTCTTCGCTTACTTACATACAAGAGAAGAATTTCACCCAGTGGCTTTAAAGAGTAAGGTTTTAGTTTCAGATAGAACAATCTTATCTTATTTGAACCAAATTCAAGAGGCGCAATTATTAACTGAGTCTTATCGGAAACGTTTGTTGGACTTAAAAGCAACTGAACAGTTCCGACAAGGCTCTAAAACTGACAAAGAGTTGTCTATTTTGGATCAGTTAGAAAATAAGTGGTTAGCTTTAGTAAGTTCTGTTGAGGGTATCTCAGAAGAGCGTAAGAGACAATTAGAACAGTTTGTGTTCACACGTGAAAATGAATTAGAAACTTTATGGCAGCGTTTAGAATTTTCTATATTGTTTTTTGAGATGTTGAAGGGGTAGTTGAGTGGAAGATAAAGCATTCGAAACTGAGTCTTTTGACGATTCAGTTATAATTGATGAGCCAATGTACGGGTTAAGTTCTTTCTATTACTTGTTTAAACGTGGTTCAACTGCAGGAGTTTATATGGGTATTTGCCTTTTCTTGTGTATTTTACCTATTATATTACCTTATGTTTTCTGTGGTTCTTATTTCAATTTATATTTAATCGGTTTAGGTCTACTTGCAATAGACACGTTTTATTTAGCTAACAGTCGAAAATCTTCAGACAGTCATGTTAAATTTCAAACTTTTGTGACTTTAGTGGTGATGATTACATTAGTTGGTTGTGGGTTGCGAGTCTTTAATTTTGATAAGCACGTTCAAGTAGACTACTATAATAGAAGTGCTGAGTATCCTACTGATATTATGAAAAAAGACATAGAAGACCCTTTTATTGGAGATATGGAGTCTTTCACTATTTTAGTAAAACCTACAAGTTTTAAATTTAAAGGTCCAGACTTTAGTGGTTTAGCTGGTGAGGTTCGTAGTGGTTCTAAAGAGTACCTTAAAGGTTCACTTGAAGAGTTCAAACCTTTTACGATTTATTATGGTTCAGATGCGGAAGGTCGTACTGGGGATATTAAAGGAAAACGCACTGTATATGGTTGGTTTGGTTCAACTTCAACTGATTTTGTAATTGAGTTAGAGAGGTAAATACTATGAGTAAACAACTTATTGTTTCCTTTGATGTTTCCTCTATACCACTCACAAGTGAGTCTTTAGCTTTATCTTTCTTACACGCATTTAAGGAAGAACTTAAAACACCAGTTCCGAAGTTAGAGAGTTTTAGAGCTGCTTCAGTTTACAAAGTATTAACTTGGTTAGAGTTTCAGTATTTAAACGACTTATTTTTAACAGAGGATGAGCGGTATCACTTACGTTACATACACTTTATGTTATATAACCTCTATCAGAGTGGTGCAATAACTGAGGTACATTTTCGAGTCTTGCAAAATGATTTTACAAATGAAATTACGATTAGAAAGTGAGAAGGATTTGACACAAGAAACAGATTTTTACAAGGCGATAAATTGGAACGCCATTGAGGACGTAGTTGATAAAGCAACTTGGGAAAAACTAACTGAACAATTTTGGTTAGATACTCGCATTCCTTTATCTAATGATTTAGATGATTGGCGCAAGTTGTCTGAAAAAGAAAGAGATTTAGTAGGTAAAGTATTTGGTGGGTTGACCCTGTTAGATACGTTGCAGTCAGTTGACGGGGTATCCGCAATTAAACCAGATGTTCGTACACAGCATGAAGAAGCAGTGTTAAACAATATTGAGTTTATGGAGTGCTATACGAAAGACCATAAACTTCTAACGATTGATAGAGGTTGGGTTCCGATTGCGGATATTGTTGAAGGTGATACTGTTTTGGCTTACGACCCAAAGACAGAAACTACAAGGTTTGAAAAGGTTATAAAAACATCTAAACACAAAGCACCTCATATTGAGCGGATATATAATTCAGCAGTAGATTTAAGGGTATCTCCCGGACACCGCATGCTTTTTGAAGAGACTTCTTTAAAATCCGGTTCTCCATTAGATGCATGGAAGTCTTATAAATACGGAGTTGTAACAGCTGAGGATTTTGTGAAACTTCCTAAAACTGCTTATCGACGTGTGCCTTTAGTGAGACCTTTTGTTACACAAACTTCAGTTTCCCTTTTAACTCCTTTTGAGAAGTTATTGATTGCTTTCCAAGCAGATGGGTCTATTACCGAGAGGGAAATTAAACGGATTCAACAATATCGAGATAATGACCCTCGTTTAAAAACTGAAACATTTACTCTTCGATTCAGTTTTTCTAAAGAACAAAAAATAGCAACCTTGTTGAGTTTATGTAATGATTTAGGTGTATCTTGCACAGAGCTTAAAGGTATATTAGGTTTAGATAAACGTAAACCTCAAAGACAATTTAATGTCTTCATACCGTTTACAATGTTAGGTTCTTTGAACTTAAAACCTAAATTGTTCAATAATTGGTTTTCTTTTTCTGATTTCAGTGCAGAGAAAGCGCAACAATTTATTGATGAACTTTCTCTCTGGGATTCTCATGTTCACTATAACAAAGATGGTTCTAAAGGTTATATAACTTATTATACAAAAGAACAAACAAATGCAGAGTTTATAAAGGTTTTATGTACTTTCGCAGGTTATGTTTATAGTTCAGGTGTTAGGGAAGATAAACGTTCAGAGACTTTTAGTGATAGTTACTTTGTTCGTATTTTATCTTCTGAAAGTAAACGTGATGTTAAACTCCAAAGTCTATCATTTGAGAGATTGGAAGGGGAAGAGGTATATGGAGTTGAAGTACCCTCTCAATTTTTAGTTGTGTCTGCAGGTCACAGAACTATTATTTCAGGTAACTGCGTTCATGCCAAATCTTACTCTTCAATCTTCTCCACTTTGAACACTAAGTCAGAGATTGAAGATATTTTTGAGTGGACTGCAAAGAATCCTTATTTGCAGAAGAAAGCAGAAATTATCAAAGATGTTTATGATAATGGAACTCCACTTCAAAAGAAAGTAGCAAGTGTCTTTCTAGAGTCTTTCCTTTTCTACTCTGGTTTCTTTACTCCTTTGTGGTACTTAGGAAATAATAAACTCCCTAATGTAGCTGAGATTATTAAACTCATCATTCGAGATGAATGTATGACAAAAGACCAAGAGGTGCTAACACCTAAAGGTTGGGTATCCGTAGCTGACATTCGTCCTCAAGACTTAGTATTGCAGTTCGATAAAGAGACTCGCAGAACTAATTTTGCACCTGTTTCTACGATTTCTACAGACTTCGCACCTAAAATTTATCAGTTCAAATCTAAACTTGGTTATGTTGATTTAAAATGTACACCTAATCACAGACTTATACGTAAAGCTTTGACTAGCGATAAATTGATTACTCGTCCAGCGGATTTAACTTTAGGTAGCAGTTCTTACTGGTTACACCCTACTGAAATTTTACCCTCAAACTCTAAGGTTGAGCCTTTAACTAAGTGGGAAGAGTTTTATATTTGTCTATCTAAGTTTGGAACCGTAGTAGAGAGTGCTTTAAGTAAACATTTAGTATTGAGCAGTAGTAAATCAGAGGTTATTGCGAAGATGAAAGATTTGTTGGAGTCTTTGAATGTAACTTACAAGGAATATTCTTATCCTGAAGGGAATGGCACTGTACTGCGTATTTCTAAGTTCAATCAGTTCGGTATCGAAGAAAGCAAACTGAAGTCTTTACCTAAACGTCCTTTGAATGAAGTAGACTTTAAATGGTGCTTACAATATTTGGAAACACTGTTTGATTGGGTAGGTGCTAAATGTAGTGATAACTCTTATAGATATTGCTCTATAAATAAAGAGAGTATAGATTATGTGCAAGCCTTGTGTAGTTTAATTAGTTATAAAACTCGTATTAGAGAGTTTGAAGATCGTTCACCATTTAGTGCAGAGGGTCTTGTTAATTATTCTTTAACTATTTTACCTAATGGTTCCACTAGTTATGGTGCTGCGGTGACACGAACTGAGCTTGAAGGTGAGCAGATTTACGGTATCCAAGTTCCGTCAGGATACTTGGTAACTCGCAGTAAAAGTGGTTCTGTAGTTGTGACTGGAAATAGTGTTCACGGAACTTATATTGGTTACAAGTTCCAATTAGCCTTTAATGAACTACCAGAAAAAGAACAAGAAGCGCTAAAAGAATGGATGTATGACTTACTTTACACTCTCTATGAGAACGAAGAGAAGTACACCGAAGAGTTATATGATGAAATTGGTTGGACCGAAGAAGTTAAAACCTTCCTTCGTTACAATGCCAATAAGGCTCTTATGAACCTAGGACAAGATCCACTCTTCCCAGATTCAGCAGATGATGTTAACCCTATCATTATGAATGGTATTTCAACGGGTACTTCCAACCATGATTTCTTCTCGCAAGTTGGGAATGGGTATCTTCTCGGTCAAGTTGAAGCTATGGAAGATAGCGATTATATGGTTGGTTTATAAGAAAAAGAGTCAAGATTTATTCTTGACTTTTCTTTTTATTTTTGCTACAATAAACCTATCAAATTACATGAGGTAAAAACAAATGGCAAATGATACAAAAGTGGCTCTTTTAGGTCATGTTTCAGTGAATGAAATTGTAAGTGCATTAGAGTATGTAAGTAGATTTATAGGCGACCTTTCCGTTTTAAATGTAAATGTCGGGGTGGATGAGCCTACTACCCATCCAAAAACTACGACTGTAAACGGTGTCTCTTGTCCTATTTTATACCGCAACGGTGAAGAGTTCAAGGAATATGGTTTTATTGATGTTGCGGTTAACGGTACTACTCGTAACATTTTCTATCACTATAATTCTCGCTTTATTTTAGAGCCAGAGGAAATTGAAGCGAATTTAGACTGTGATTTACCAGAGTTTAATCAACCTATTACAACCTTATCCTTGGGTATGGATCCTGTTGCGGTGAGTGTTTTAACAGGGTTGGCTCGTTATTTTGGTGGTTACATTGATGAAGATGATTGTGATGACCAATACTATCATAAAGTTTTGTAAGAGTATACTTTTCTCTTGACAAAACGTTCAAGTTGTGCTATAATTTAAACATACTTGGCATAAGAATGTTCCTTTACCGAAAACATAAAGCTGATGAATTTACATTCCGCCAAAATAAATTGATTGCACAAAACCGTTCCTTTACTTAGGAAATATGTAATATTCGTAGTAGGTGGTACTTGGTAAGGCGTACTGCCCCCTACTACGAATGGTTTATTACGGTTCGCATTTTGTTAGCTCTAAACTGATTAGTTTGGAGCTTTCGTTTTGAAGATTAGAAAGTAGATGACTGGTTATGAACTACGCACAAATTGAAACTTTAGCAAAATATTTAAAAACTGTAGAAAATACAAAAGAAATTGGTGACCTTAAAAACACTCAACTACTGTTGAATTACGGTATCCTCGTAAATCCTTTGGAGCCTGTTTCTAAGGAGACTGCAGACGCTTTAATTAAGCTATACGGAGTTGACCTTAGAAACGCCAACGCTACCTTTTATGAGAGTTTTGAAGTTCGTAAAGGGTTGACTTGGGGTGAGGTAGTATTTGACCGTCTTTGTCATTACGCAATGACTTATGGTGGTTTGAAAGAGTTTTTCGGAACAGACTTCATTCCTAATTCTGAGGAAAAAGAATTTCAAACTGCTTTAAATACACATTTAACGACTATTGACATTAAGTCTTACATGGAAGTTCGAGAAGATTTAGAGAAGTTTCTAAATCAACCTTTAGCTCTACCTACAAGTGATATTTCAATTTTGGCAGACTTGGTTGAACATTACGGTATAGAAATTGGAGAGAAAGCGAATAAAGAACTTCAGATTGAGTTTGGGTATCGCTACAAGGTTGCCCCTAAAAACCCAGAGTTGTTGGTTCGTTTGTTGGTTCGTACTCTTTTAGGTACAACTGACTACTACAAGAACAAAATGACTTTCAACCATTTGCGCCACGAAGTTCAATACTTATCAAAAGACAAGACAGACTTGATTGTGTCTTTGGTTAAAGACTTTGTTTCAAAACAAGGTCTCCAACCTTTAGCAGATCATTTCAGACCAAACAAGCAGTTGTGGTTGACCTTACGTAAATTAGGTCTCCAAAAAGAAGTAAATGCTATGAAGCGTTTGTCTGAGGTTTCTCGTAAAGACCATACCTTTAAAACTCTTTTGAAGGACTTCCCTAAAGACTTGAGCGGTATCACAAACTATCAGCTTATTTGCTACTACAATTATTTGAGTGAATTGCTTGTCTTGGTTGAGGGTGATTACCAAGTTTATCGTATTCGTAACGGTAAAACTTATGTAAAAGCTATCAAACAAACTCCTATTAGTGGTTTAGCGAACCATGTGGTTGCCTTGTACTTAGAGCGTATTAAAGAAGAGTTCAAGTCTCGCTTTGCAGAAAAAGAGTTGAAATTTTATCAACCAGAAGAGCATATTTCGATTGCACTTCCAACCACTGCTAAGTCTTTCATTGGTTCATACCCTATGTACACTCGTATTGAGGTTTCAGATAACTACCAAATTGGTATCTACTGGAACCAAGACGGTGATTTGGACTTACACGCTCAAAGTGTAGACGGTCGCCACGTTGGTTACTATTCAGAGAACATTAGTGGTGTCACTTATACAGGTGATATGACTTGTCTCAACTGTCAAGGTTTGGCGGCAGAAGGGTTGCTCATTGAAGGTGTTCAGGGGTTGACCTTTAGTATGAACCCTTATAGTCAATTAGGTTCAGATGCTTGTAAGATTTACATTTCTAAGTCATTGGATAAGAAAGCAACTTCTGTAGTGGAAGATGGTTCTATTCTATTCCAAGCAAGTATTCCTACTGACCGTGAAATGGTCTTTGCAACTAACGGGGAGGGAGCAGTAGTGCTTACAAACTTGTCTGTTGGTGGTCGAGTACCGAATGAACAAGCAAGTGAGAAGTTGACTCTTGCAGTAGAGCGTAAGTCTCAAACTGCATTGAGTTTAAAAGACTTTGCAGAATTTGTAGGTGCTGAGTTTGTAGACTCTGCAGAAGAAGCGACCCATGATTTCTCTCAACAAGCGGTATCCGTAGCTACTTTTACGGATTTGTTGGGTTAGTCTGTATTTAGAGGTGAGGTAAAAATATGAGCATCGTAAATGAACTTTTCGTAGACAGTCAACCACGTTTAGAGAACTTTCAAAACACTTATTTTGAAGAGTTTTTCAAACGATCTTCTGTCTTGCAATGTTTAAAGCAAATGCGTAGAACTGTTACAGTTTCCAAGGGTGGTGAACCTGTTGTTTTCCGTGATTCTTTTGTTGATTCTTTGGGAACAGTACAACACGTTTTAGTAACTTTTTATATAAATAAGGACTGTACATACACGTTCGCTATTGATTTAATTTCAGAAGATTACTATGATTATGGGAAGTATGAGCGTAGTGGTACTAGAGAACAAGGTTTCTACTTCAACTTCAGTGAAGTCACAAAGAACTTGCAAGTTCAATTTGTAAATTATGCTAATTGGTTTGATAGAAAAGAAATTCTTCGTTGCTTGGAAGTATTATTTAGCTAATAGGTCAGGGTATCCAATTTCGGTTGGATACTTTTTTAGTTTATACTTGTAATAATTAACTTTTTATGCTATACTAAATTTATTAAAGATTGAGAGGTTTTCAGATGAAATTTAAAGAGTTAAATGAACCAAATCAACTCCAAATTAAGTTTCATTATCTCTGTAGTTTGTTAGTGGATTTAGTACGTGGTTCTATTGATGACTCTCCATTGCCTATACACAATAATAGGGTATCCTCTAAGCATACCACTTTTGTGGAGTTAGACTATTGTGATCCTGAGGTTCGAGATTTGGTTAAGTTAGAGAATGGTGAGATTGTTCAAAGTCTTCATGTAGAACAAACACGCACAAGTTGGCTTTTACGTTTCTTTGGTAAATCTAGTTGCAATGAAGATGATACATTGGATTTTCTTTTAGCAACAATTACGGATGATGAAGATTTTTATTCGATTGATTTGAATGAGGAACTAAGTTTGGTTGCATACGCTAATTTAGAAACTCCTTTGTTCTTGGAGTTGGTATCCTTAACAGTTCCATTGGCTACAGATTTAGGTTATTCTCAAAAGAAAATAACACAAGAATTAAACAGATTAACTGTGATTTATAATAATACAAACAAGTTGTGGGTTTAAGTAGAAAGTTTGGTGGTGAATATGAAGTTTAAAGAATTGAACGAAACAGACAAGAAAGTGATTAAATTTGCTTACTTTACATAGTTGTTGGTTAGGTTGAGTCGCCTAAATGAACGAGATATTCCTTTACATAGGTCTATTACTGCTTATGATAGAGGTTGGACACATTGGAGTGTTGAACGTGCTGATGCAGACACACTATATCTTCGACTTTACACTAAGAACTCTAATCTTTCTAAGTTTATTTGTCTTAAAGTTCAAGATAGAGAATTATTTGCAGAGTACAAAGCTAATAAACGTGGTTTATCTGAAAATGAGTCTTTCGTCTATAAAATTGCAGATGTTGTATTTAATGAATATGGGGATGTCGCCTTTGAAAGTACACTAAACTGGCACCTTTTAGCCTATGAAAGTGTGGGGAACGTTCTTTTCGAAGATTTAGTTGACCAAGCACTAAAGTTAGCTAAAGATATGAAAATTTCAACTAATGAAATTAACAAAGACCTAGACCTCCAAACACATCTTTACGAGAAATTAGGTTACTTTCAAAAGTAGAAAGTAGGTAAACATGAGCGATTCAAACTGGCTCGGTATCCTCGGTGGTTTTTGGTTTGGTAAAACATTAACCAATACCGATTCTTTAAGTTCAAATTCACAACATAAAAACAATCCAAAAAGGCAGTACGGTAATGAAGTGGGTTACTGCCCACCTTATGTTCCAGAAAGTGAAGAGTCTCGCGCTCGACATTATATACATCGCTATGCAACAGACGGTCAAACTATTTTCACAGAAGACCAATACTGCTTGTTTATCCATAGACTCGGAGTTGTTTGTGTGGTAGGTCAAGATGAAGATGGTTGTAACATTTATGATGTACACCCTTGCAAAAAGTCTCAATTTGGGGAGATTTATACGAATGGTTACTTTTGGGTAGATGCTTTAACTCAGCGTTCTCGGAATAAAATTATCGAAGAAGTAAGAAACAGTTTAGCTCACCAAGGGTATCCTGTCGATAAGTCGAGGTTTCGTTTCCTCTATCAATTTGGTTTGATGGAGAAAGCTTATCCAGAGACTTTCAGATACTTGAGTGCAGAAGAGTCTTATTACTATTGGAAGTCGTTAGGGAATTGAGGTCTACTATGAAATTCAAAGAACTAGATGAACGTACTAAAAACTTGGTTAAATTTGGTTTTTACTTAACTTGTCTCATTAAAGTGATTGAAACTAACTACTTAGAGTTGATGATGTTGTTTCCAAACTCTACTACGAAAAAGAATACTTTTGTTTTTTCTTACGATGATGGTGGTTACTTTTTAGCTTACTACAAACCGACAGGTAAACTTGGGTATATGGTAAAATTGTATCGAACTACTGCAAAGTCAAACTTTCATACAAAAGATAAGAAATATCGGAACGAAGCTACAATGTTGGTAAATGTAAACTCTAAGATGAAGGAGAGGAAATTTACCTTGCAGTTTGCTGAGGGTGATGGGAATGGAGGTTGGAGACAAGAAGAATTGACTCCTATTCGTAGTCTCCATTGGTTAGGTGAGTTGTACAATGATTTAGTTTGGCTTGGTAGAAATTATGAGTCTGAGAAAGCCTTTTTAGAATTATTGAGTAAGAGTTATTATCCATTAGCAAGTCAACTGGGTTTGTCTCGCTCTGAGTATAATAAGCAGTTGCAACTGTTTGTAGATAACTTACAGTAAAATAAAGATAGAAACTGAAGTCCTTGGCTTTGGTTTCTTTTTCTTATTGCAATTAAACGAAACTAGTGCTATAATAGACTAAACCTTACGAAAAACGTAAGAAAATAAAGCTTAAACATAGAAAGTATTATAGTTATGAAAAAAGTTAAATTACTCTCGGTATCCGCTTTGTCCCTACTTGCTTTAGGTTTTGGAACACAAGTCGCACACGCAAGCATTCAAACAGACACGATTGATGAAAAATGGGGTAAACCCACTTTGGTTTATGGTGGTAGCTTAACAGACTCTCAAGTTGAAGAGGTTAATAAATCTTTCAACATTCATGATGTCGCAAATGTGAAGCGCCAAGTAGTTTCTGAAAAAGACTACGGTAAGTATATGAATGAGTCGGATGTTAGTGGAGTCTCTTTGATTTCTTCAACTTTGGTTGCCAAGCAAGATAAAGGCAAGGGTATCACTGTTAAAATTGTGACTCCAGATAATATTACACGTGTAACTGAGGTTCAATATCGTAATGCAGCTATTACGGCAGGAGCAACAGACTTAGCGATTGAAGTTTCTGCACCAGTGAAAGTAACTGGTGAGTCTGCCTTAGTTGGTGTTTCTAAGGCTCTTGAAGCAAATGGTCAAGAAGTAGATGCAAAACGAACTGAGATTGCGAATCAAGAAGTTTCAACAACTGCTCAGATTGCTGAAGCTAACAAAGATGCCAAAGGCTTTGATAGTAAATTGTTAGATAACGCTTTAATTCAAATTAAAACTGAACTAGCAAAAGAAAAGCAAAACAAAGGTCAAGTTGCTGATGATAAGAAAGTTGAGCAGATTGTTAAAAAAGCTTTAAAAGACAACAAACTTGACGGAATTATCTCAGATGACCAAGTTTCTCAGCTCGTTCAATTCGCCAAAGGGTATCAACAAACTTCTGCGGTTGACTCAAAAGAAGTGTTAAATCAGTTAGGAGATTTGAAGGACAATATTTCTGAAAGTGTAGGGAAGTTCTTGAAGTCTGCGGAAGAGCATGGAGTGTTTGAGAAAGCAGGAGACTTTGTGAAGTCTTTATGGGATTCTATTGTAGGGTTCTTTAAATAAGGTTAAATTATGAATTTCATAATACTATTCATTGTTAGTTTTGTTTTCGGTTTACTCTTGAGAGTCATCAAGCGAAGCGTTCGGCTTATTCTTTCGGTTGTAGTGGTTTTTATACTAATCAATTACTTACAATATTTCTTCCACATCTTATAAATAGAGAAGTCAAGGGTATCTATTCTTGACTTTTTGTTTGTTTTATGGTAAAATTTGTTCAATTAAAAGTGGGGGTATTTGAATGAAGTTACATGCAGTTCTAAAGAATTATGATACAAGTGTTGCAAACTTGATTTTAACCGACAATTCCGTTGCAAAAGTTGAGGTTTTAGATTTTCCTCTTGCAAATAGATTTACTTTTTATGATTTAACTGAGCGAGGTTTCACTGGAGAGTTTGAGTCTCGTAGAATACCTGAACATTGGGGAAGACGTCAAATTATTGGGAAAGAAAATCCTACCTTATTGGATGAATTACTTTCGCATCGAGCATGTGATGTTGAAGATGGTTTTTGGCTTGAGTTTGAAGAGCCTTATAACCAAGGTTTCCAATCTTACTATGATGTATTGCGAGCAGGGGGTGCTATGTGATGTCATTGTCTCCTAAAGGTAATCAACCTAAACATTATGATGGAAAGTACTTTCTGAAGGTAGATTCGTTTGGTGGTGAAGCTCTATCGGAGTTTTTAATTTCTCTATTTTTAGAGTCTACATCTTTTAAAGACTTTGTACCGTATCGGTATATTTTCCCAAATATCAGTAAAAGTCCTTCTTATAAACCTAGATATTCTTTTATACCTATGTTTCAAATTATATTAGATTATCTTTATGCTTTTGATTCAAAATTAGTTAATAAGATAAATCAACAATATTGGAATAAACCTAGTGAAGATAGGCGAATGGTCTTGTTTCAATATTGGATGGATAAAAAGTACTTGCGTTTGTCTATTCAAGACCGAGTATTGGAATTACAAAATATACTCAGGTGGTATTCTAAAGGTCAAGTTTCTTACGACGATAGTTATAGATATTTCTCAGCTTTTGTGACATTAGATACAATCTTCATAAATACAGATAGACATTTTCAAAATTTTGGTTTAATGTTTGATTCTGACTTAAATTGCTTTAGAACTTCTTTGTTGTTTGATCAAGGGTTTAGTTTAGGTGTAGGTGAAAATTCCTTATTTCTAAAGCGGGTTTATTTACACAGAGATAAGCAGATTAAAATGCAACCTTTTGGGACAACTTTGAAAAGTAATAGCAAAGCGGTTGAGTGGTATCCTTACGACTTTGATGTTGTTAAATTTGTTAATTTATTACAATCTGAATTATCAAATTGGACTGTTTTAGATATGTCGCATCAGTGGAATTTAATGAAACGTCAGTTGAATCTGTATTACCCACAAGATACTAATGGGGTAAACACTTTGGAATATTTAACCTCAGTTGGGTTGTAGTTATTAAACTTAACCCAACTTTTATTAGATTTAGCATATTAAGTAATTGGCAAAATATAGGCTTTTTCTAAGTTTTTGAGTTTGAACCTTGACTACTATTAACTCTTGTGCTATAATTGTCAAAGTAGAAACAAGCTCGTTTCTGATTTATGTTTGAATGAGGTTGTTTAGATGATTAGTTGGTAAGGTTTACTTACCAAAATTTATTTTATGTAAAAGAAAGGATTTGAATTTTACATGAGCAGAAGTGCAGAAACAAAAACATACGGAAGTATCCGTAAAGTGAAACATTATGGTGCTTGTGGTGTTATTCTTGGTCTTGCAGCTTTAGGTACTGCTTTGAGTAGTGGTACTGTAAGCGCGGATGAAGTAACAAGTAATGCTACAAATGCCAAACAAGTACAAAGCGCTCCAACTTCTAGTGCTTTAGAAAGCCAAGAAAGCGCTAAAGCTAAAGAAGGTATGCTTGATGTAACCGTCAACCGTGACAAAGTAGATAATGCGGTATCCGAAGCGAAAGCTGCAGGTTTGAATGTTGTTGTTGATGCGCCAGCAGATGGTGGTACTGCAACAAGTTCGTCTGATTTGGAGAAACGCCAAAAAGAGATTGAGCAAAATTATGACAACCAAGCAGAGGTTGTGAAGAAAGAAGCTGACCGTTTTAAAGAAGAGGTTGCAACTCGTAACCAAGAAATTAAGATTGTTAAAGAAGAAAACGCAAAAGCTAAGAAAGACTATGAAGATGCTCAAGCGAAATATCAAACAGATTTAAAAACGGCTAATGATAAAAATGCTCAAATTGATAAAAACAATCAAGTAAAACATAAGCAACATTTAGCTAAGGTAGAAGCTGTTAAGTCTGAAAATGAGCAAATCAAGAAAGATAATCAAGCTGCTAAATCTCGCTATGAAAAAGCAGTAGCAGATCAAGTTGCGAAAAATGCTCAAATCGACAAAGACAATGCAACCGCTAAGTCAGCGTATGAGTCTGAATTAGGTAAATGGACTGAGCGTAAAACTCAATCTGACGCAGATATGACTACTTATCGTCAAAAGATGGAGCAATATCGTAAAGATTTAGAGGTTGCGAATACTCGGAACGCTGAGATTGATAAAACCAACAAGGCGAACAAAGATGCTTATACGAAAGCAGTGGAAGCTCGAAACAAAGAGAATGAAGCTATTCGTAAAGCAAACTCAACTGCGCAAGCTGCTTATGAGTCTGCATTAGCTGAGTTGAATAAACGAAACGCTCAGATTGATAAAGAAAACAAAGCAGAGCAAGATAAGTATGATGCAGCTATGACTCGTTATAAGTTAGCTAAAGCTGCTTATGAAGAAGAGTTAAAAACTTATAACCGTGAAGTTGATGCGGTTAAGAAAAAACCTATTTTAGCTCAAGGTAATGGGGTAACTCTTTATGGTACTTTGAATGAGTCTAAACGTGGTTCTATGGATTACTACTCTGATGTTACTGCAGTTTTCACACCAGAGAAAGGTTTAGAAGTAGTTGAAGGTGCTTTAGGTGCTAATTCTAAGACGACTTTAACTTTAGATAAAGACCTTCAAGAAGACCCTAACGTTGCAAAAGGTTTGTATGGTAACACTGAGCGTTTAGGTGGAAAAATCATCACCGGTATCAAACAAGGTTCGACCTTCACTTTGCATAATGTAGGTCGTACAACGACAGGTAAAACGATTTCTGCTCGATTAGTGTCAAGAACAACTCCTTCTAAGAGTTTTGATATTCCAGGTAATAAAGATACTTACACTCGTTTATGGGTTTGGTGGTATAAAGATGGTAGTCAAGGCCCGATTTCTCCTATTGGTTTTAACCCATATAACTACTTGAATAATGAGTGGGATATTCATTATTATGATGAAGCAACGGGTAGACCTTTAAATTTAGGTACTACTACAATTTATGCAGACTTGGACTATACTCAAGCTGTTCGTCATACTTACAATACTGATGAAGATACAGGTGCAGTAATTAACCCTCCAGGTTCAGAAGTAGCTCGTACTACCTATAAAGGGAAACAGGTTTGGATGGGTATCCACTCAGATGGTACTCACACCTCAGATGATGATACTGGTTTGAAACGTTGGAAAGCTGGTGATCCTTATTATACAGACGTGAACGACTTCTTTGATACACCTAAAGGTACAATTTTAACTGTAGGTAAAGGTGCTGTTCATAAGTTAACCTATTTGGCTGATGGTCTTCGTGGTACCCAGACCTACACAGAAGCTCAAGCGAGAGAATACCGTCGAGTTACGGACTATGAGGATAAGTTCTACGGTCGTAAGATTCAAACAGATTTTGAACTTTATGCAGCAGGGTACGCTTTCCAACTTTGGGGTGGAAAATCGGTTGTTAAGAAATTGGTTCCACCAGAAGTTCCTAATCCTCCAGAAGTTCCAGAACTTAAACAGAAAGAGAAAGACACTTTAAACAAACCAGTTCCTACACCGGAGAAACCTCCAGTTGAAAGACCAACTGAGGTGGGTCATGTTCCTCTCCCTAAAGAGCCACCTAAACCAAGTGATTTTACTGAGAGGAAACCAAATGAACCTAAGTACAAAGAGAAGGATAAAACTCCTATTGTACCTCCAGTAGAGAATCCATTGAAACCTCTACCTACAGAGACACCAGATGTACCTCATGTTCCTCTCCCTCCAGCTCCTCCGAAACCAGTGGAGAAACCAGTACCAACTCCGATTGCACCTAGAACTATTCATGTTCGCTATGCTTTGTTGAAAACAACACCAGAAGTTGAGAAGTATGTTAAGAACAATCTTGGAGCAAACATCAACAAATCCAATGTACCTAAGATGTCTGAGGTTGTTTGGGAGTTAGAAACTAAACCACTTCCAAGAAACCGCGAAGTTACTGAGGTTTACGAAATTCATGATGATTTACCACAAGGGTATCAGTTAAACCTTGCTAAAACTCAAGCTCAAAATAGTGACTACACTATTACTTATGATGAGTCAGCACACCGTTTAACAGGGGTGCTGAAAAAGAGTGGTATCGATAAAGTAAATGCAAATCTTTCAACTGCTTACAACGTACCAGTTTTGAAGGTTTACGGAGAGGTTACAAATGATAACGCTGTTTATAAGAATAACTTCCATTTGAACTTGAATAACAAATACGAAGCTTATTCTAATATTGTAGAAGTTACAACACCTGGTGGAACAAAACCAGTGAAAGTAAACTACAATAAAGACGGTGTGAAAATTGATGGTAAACAAGTTCTTGCAGGTTCAGTGAACTACTACCATGTAACAATGGACTATAGTAAGTACAAAGATATTAAGAGTGGTTCTGATGCTATTCAAAAAGGTTTTGGTGTTGTAGAAGATTACCCAGAAGAAGCGCTTGATATTGAGCGTGGAGAAATTCGTGCATTCGATTCTAACGGTGCAGAAGTTAAGGGTATCACTGAGTACCACTTCAACTCTATTGAAGAAGTAAAAGACCCTAAAATCAAAGCCATTCTTGAAACTAGTGGTATCAAACCTAAAGGTGCTTTCCAAGTATTTATGGCGGATAACCCTCAAGAGTTCTTTGACAAGTATGTTTCTAAAGGTATTTCTGTAACGATTGTTGACCCAATGCGTGTGAAACCGTCGCTTGACCGTAAAGGTGCTTCTTATCAAAATACTGCTTACCAAGTAGATTTTGGTAACGGATATCAAGCAGATATTGTAGAAAATCGTGTACCTAAAACAGACCCACACAAGAAAAACTTGAACGCTAAAGGTGTGAACATCGATGGTAAACAAGTTCTTGCAGAGTCTACAAACTACTACACCTTAACTGCTGACTATTCTGACTACAAAGGAATTGAAGCTGAAAAAGAACGTGTAGCTAAAGGTTTCTACTTTGTGGATGATTTCCCAGAAGATGCTTTGGACATTGATACAACTGGTATTAAAGTAGTTGACTCTAAAGGTCAAGAAGTTAAAGGGTATAACTCTAAGGTTTACAAATCTGTAACTGAAGCCCCTAAAGAGGTTCAAGATGCACTCAAACTTCAAGGGTATCAACCGAAAGGTGCCATTCAAGTTATTGAGTTTGAAAATCGTGCTGAGTTCTACAACAAGTATGTTCGTACAGGTGAAGTGCTTACACTTACTGTACCAATGACAGTTAAAGCTCACTTGAACCAAACAGGTGCTAAGTATGAAAATACTGCTTACCAACTTGACTTTGGTTCTGCTAAAGTGACTGAGACAGTTGTAAACAGTGTACCAGCTCCTAAACCTAATAAGGCAAACTTTAACGCTGCTCATGTTAACATCAATGGTAAACAAGTTCTTGCAGGGTCTACTAACTATTATGAGTTGACTGTTCGTTATGACCAATACAAAGGTATTGAAGCAGATGAAGACAAAATTCAAAATGGTTTCTTTATTGCAGATGATTTCCCAGAAGATGTGGTATCTATCAATGAAAAAGATGTGAAAGTTCTTGATTCTAAAGGTAATGAAGTAGAAGGTTTGAAACAAACTATCTACAACTCTTTAGCAGATGCTCCTGAAAAAGTTCAGAAAGCTTTTGCTAAGAGAAACATTCAACCTAAAGGTGCTATTCAAGTCTTTGAAGCGGTTGATCCAGTTTCTTATTACAATAAGTATGTGAAGACAGGGGAAACATTGACTGTTAAAAACCCTATGACCGTTTCTGTTAAGTTAAATCAAACTGGAGCTAAGTACCAAAATACGGCTTATCAACTTGATTTCGGTTTAATTGCTGAAACTGAGACTGTTTCAAATAGTGTACCTAAAACAAACCCACACAAGAAGAACTTAAATAAAGCAGGTGTAAGTATTAATGGTAAACCAGTAGTAGCTGGAACAGTCAACTATTACACATTAACTGCTGATTATAGTGCTTATAAAGGAATCGAAGCGGACGCTAACCGAATTGCTAATGGTTTCCACATTGTTGATGACTTCCCAGAAGAAGCAGTTTCAGTTAATGATAAGGAAATCGTTGTAAAAGATTCTAAGGGTAACCTTGTAACTGGTTTGAAATCAACTATTTACAAGACACTTGCAGACGCTCCGAAAGGAGTTCAAGAGTCACTTAAATCCGCAGGTTACACACCTAAAGGTGCTATTCAAGTTTTAACTGCTGAAAATCCTGAAGAGTTCTACGCTAAGTATGTGAAGACAGGTGAGGTTCTTACAATTACTAATCCTATGACAGTTCGTAAAGAAATGTTAGGAAAAGTAGCTGAGTACAAGAACACTGCGTATCAACTTGATTTCGGTCTTGCAATGGTAACAGAAACAGTAGTGAACAAAGTAGTGAAACCAAATCCTAAGAAAGCAAACTTCGACAAGGTTGGAGTAAACATTGATGGTAAGCAAGTATTTGCAGGATCAACTAACTACTATCATGTAACTGCTGATTACTCACAATACAAGGGTATCCAAGCTGACAAATCTCGTATTGCGCAAGGTTTCTTCATTGCGGATGATTACCCAGAAGATGTGTTAGATGTACTTTCTGATGGTATTAAACTTTCTGACTCTAAAGGTCAAGAAGTGAAAGGTTTGAAATACACTATTTATGAAAGTATTGAAAAAGCACCAGAAGTAGTTCGTAATGCTTTAATTGAGCGTGGATTTAAACCTAAAGGTGCCTTCCAAGTTTGGGAAGCTGAAAATCCTGAAGAGTTCTACGCTAAGTATGTGAAGACAGGTGACACAATTACCATTGTTAATCCAATGAAAGTCAAAGAACAGTTTGGTAAAACTGGTGGTAAGTATGAAAACACTGCTTATCAGATTGACTTTGGTGTTGCAGAGGTTACTACAACAGTAGTAAACAACATTCCTAAGTTTGAAACTAAGAAAGATGTTGTGATTTCTATTGGAGACAAAGAGTCTAAAGATGGTAAAAACATTGTCCTTGGTCAAACATTCTACTACTCATTTGTGGGTTCGCTTATTCCAAGTAACCGTGCGGATGACTTGTTCGAGTACAAGTTTGTAGATGATTACCAAGAAACTCATGACCGCTTTGATGGTAAGTACAAAGTAATTGCAAAACGTGATTTTGTAACTGCTGACGGTAAACACTTCAAAGCAGGTGATGACTTGACTACTTACGCTTGGTTGAAAGAGGATAAAACTAAAGGTCAGCTTGAAGTTGGTTTGAAAGAAGAGTTCTTACGTTCAATCACGAAAGAGTCTGAGTTCCAAGCTGATGTCTTTGTAGAAATGACTCGTATTCAAGCTGGTGAGGTTGAGAACAAGGTGTCACACATCGTTAACGGTATCGAAGTTTCTTCAAATACTGTTAAGACACACACTGATGTTCCACCAACACCAACTAAACCAACACCAAAAACTCCACAACTTCCAAATACAGGTGGTAAGGAGACTGCAGCTATGTCTGTAGCTGGGTATGGTTTACTTGCTTTGCTTGGTTTGTCTTTCCTTGGAAGAAAGCGCAAAGAAGATAAATAAACGAAGAGAAAGGGAAAACTCCCTTTCTTTTTTTTT